ATGCCGCCCGGAACATCGAAACGCGTAGACGCAGCGAACGATCTACGTCGACAGAAAATGCTGGACATGTGGCTACGCGGTCACACCTATCAGCAGATCGCCGACGAGATGAAACTGTCGAGCCACGCGACGGTCTACCGGCAGATACAGCGCGAGCTGAAACAACGCGCGCAGGAACGCGCCGACCTCGCCGACCAGGCACTCGAAATGCAACTCGCCCGTATCGAGCGGCTGCTGCAGACGCACATGAAGATCGGCACCAACGAATCGAATCCGCTCGCCGCGGCCCGGTCGGCGCGGGTCGCGCTCGACGCGATCGACCGCTTGAACCGTCTGCTGGGACTCGACCAGCCGCAGCGTCACGAGCACGTCGTCACCACCGTCGACGCCGTCGACGTCGAGATCGCCCGTCTGACCGCGCTACTGACCGGGCACGCGGAGGAACGTGGCATCGACGTCAGTGACCTGCCGGCGCTGACCGCGATCGCCGCACAGGTCGACGGGCCGTAACCGGTGCCGGTGCATTCCGAGCGGCTGCAGAAGCTGCTGCAGGCGCGGCAGCTCGCCGAGCTGTGCGCGAAGCTCGACATACCGCTCGGCGACGCATCGTCACCCGGACAGCTCGCTACGCTGCTCGACCCCAACAATCAGGTTCAGCGGCCGCACCTCGAAGTGATCGACGACGCGCTCACACACCTACTGGCGACACCGCAGGCGCAGCTCATGATCTGGACGCCGTCACAGGTCGGCAAGTCGACGCGCGTGTCGGTGTACTTCCCGTTCTGGTGGATGACGAAGCGGCCACGCGACCGCATCCTCAACGCGTCCGCTGAGGAACGGTTGGCCCGCCGCAACGGGTCCGCGGTGCGCGCGCTGGTGCAGGAGTTCGGGCCGGCGTACGGCCTGAACCTCGTCGCCGACGAAGGGTCGAAAGCTGACTGGGCGATCCGCGCCGGCGGCAGCCTGCGGTCGCGTGGTCTGCGCGGCAACTTCACCGGGCAGCCGATGGATCTCGGCATCATCGACGACCCGTTCATCTCACGCGCACAAGCCGAGTCGCTGAATCAACGTGACTTCGTGTGGGACTGGTACAGCTCGGTGTGGTCGCAGCGTAAGTCACCGACGTACCGCGAAGTGCTCGTTATGTGCATGACCGGCGACACACCGGTTCTCATGGCCGACGGCACCGAGAAGCCGCTGCGCGACGTCCGGCCCGGCGATGAGATCGCGACCTACGACAACGGGAGATTGTCGACGTCTGTTGTGCGCAACTGGGCCAATCAAGGTCCTGACGCAGTATATGAAGTTAGGATGAAATCGGGCAGGGTGGTGCGCGCCAACGCAAGGCACCCGTTCCGTGTGATCAACGAAAAAGGCGAGGGCGTATGGGTGCGACTGGAATCACTAAGGGCGGGCATGCGGGTGCGATGCCACGAGGCACCTGGTCGGGGGCCGAGTGTTCTGTCGAAGAGTGCGACAGGCCAGCGAAATGCAAAGGCATGTGTATGCCCCACTACAGCAAGGAACGGTACGCAGCCGGTCACCGACCACCGTCAGCCAGCCACGCCGGTCGACGTAAAGTTCGACTCAAGGGCCGATACGGGATCACCCCCGATGACTACGACAGGATGCTTGCCGAACAGGGTGGACGTTGCGCTATCTGCAATGGACTGGCTACAGAGGTCGCAAGACCAAAGCACTGGGCCGAAGTGTTCTGCGTCGACCATGACCACGACACCGGCCAAGTGCGCGGGCTGCTGTGTAACGACTGCAACCTCGTCGTTGCTCGCGCGCACTCGGCAAAGGTCCTACGGTCCGCAATTGAGTACCTGGAACGTTGGAGCTGACGTAGTCGAAGAGATACGCACAGCGGGCACCGAAGACGTTTACGACATTGAAGTCGAGCGGACTCACAACTTCATCGCCAACGGGCTTGAAGTGTCGAATACAAGGTGGCACGAGGACGACCTCGCCGGCCGGCTACTCGCCCGCGACGGCCGTGTCGAGGACGGCGGCAAGTGGATCGTTGTGCATCTGCCGGCGATCGCGATGCTGGAGGACCGGGTACGCGGTATCTATGCTGACCCGCTCGGCCGGGCGCCGGGCGAACCGCTCACGCACCCGCTGCTCGACCCGGACGACGTCGACGGGCTGCTCGCGTGGTGGGCGCAGAAACGGGCGATGTCGACCGCGCGTGACTGGGCGGCGATGTCGCAGGGTGTGCCGTCGGACGCGACGACCGCGCTGCTGTCCGAGAACGCGATCCGCACGCACACGAAACCGGCGCCGGTGCGGGACGACTTGCGGCGCGTCGTGATCGGTGTCGACCCGTCCGGCGGCGAGGGCGAGAAACACGACAGCGTCGGTATCGCGGTCGCCGGCATCGACGGCAACGGCACCGCATGGGTCCTCGACGACAAGTCGGACACACTCGGCCCGATGGAGTGGCCGCGCCGGGTGTGCGCCGCCGCGCACGAGTACCGGGCCGGCACCATCGTCTACGAGAAGAACTACGGCGGCGGCATGACGAAGGTGCTGATCCAGCAGGCGTGGGCTGACCTGCAGCGCGAGGGCGACATACCGGCGTCGGAGAACTGCCCGCACGTGTCGGGCGTATCGGCGCGTGTGTCGAAGGTGCTGCGCGCCGAACCGATCGCGCAGGCCGTGCTCACTGACCGCGTGTATTTCGCGCAGCTCGCTGACCTGACGAACCTGACGAATGAATGGCGTCTGTGGCAGCCCGGTTCGACGTGGTCGCCGGGGGCGCTCGACGCGAACGTGTACGCGCTGACCGAGGTGCTGCCGCCGGTCAATGCGCAGACCGAGGTGTCGCGTCCGACGGGTGGCCGGCAGCAGGGTGCGCGTGGGTCGGGGCAGTTCGCCGGTGTCCGGCGCCGCGCGTCCTGAGACCACTTGACTGTAGCCTCGTCATGAGGCTACAGTATGCGGCATGACCAGCACAGCAGCCGCAGCCGCCCCCGCATACATCGCCCGCACCGACTACGCCGGTCGTTGGCAAATCGTCAAAGCCGCACCGAAGATCGGCTACTGCCCCGACACGTCAGGAGTGTGACCGCATGGCCGGATACCGACCGAAGCCGTCCCCCGGCGGCGCGACGCCGTCCCGGATCCCGCCCGCCGGCGGTGGCGGCGTCGCCCGCCCGAACGACGCGCGAGGGATGCGTGCGGTACCGCGCATCACTGCAGTCGTGCACGTCGGCCGCCGCGAGGTCGCCCGGTTCGGTGACCGCGGCGACCTGATCGCCGCATCGTCCCGGTTCTGGGACACGCTGCGCAGCGAGGACCCCGACACCATCGAGGTGTGGCTCGCACCTGACGTCAGCGACGCTACGCGCGACCGGGTCACTGATGTGCTGCGCGACGCCGAGCAGCACGCACAACGCCGACGTGAGGCTGAGCGCGAAGCGGTGGACGAGGTGGCCGCGGCTGCGGTGATGGACGTCGACACCGCCGAGCGGTTCGACGCGCACCTGATGGGCGCCGGTGTCCTGTACGACCCGAACGCGCACGCCCGACGCGCACGCATCGGCGAACCGGAGCAGGTCGACCTGATGCTGCGTATCTTCCGGGCGCTGGTTGCGTTCATGGTCGCCGTGCCGCGCGTGATCCGCGAGCACCCGCGCACGTACTTCGCCGTCGGTGTGCCGGTCATCCTGATCGGCACCGGGCAGGTCGGGCACTGGGTCGCCGGCATCGACTGGCCGGCGGTCATTGTGTCGACGCTGATCGTGCTCGTCGGCGTATTCGTTGTGGCGCTGAGCGTGTCGCGCCGCAACTACCGGCGTGAGATCGAGGCAGAACGGGCCGCGCTCGCCGAGCGCGCGCAGAAACAATACGAGGAATGGTTGAAAGAATGAACACGACGATGGTCACGTACGGCAGCCCGGAGATGGTCGACGTCGAAGTGACGGCGACCGTGCGGACGATCAAGACGCGCGCGCGGCCGCAGGACGAGAGCCGCATCGTCGACAGGTTTTTCGACCCTGTCGTGATAGAGGGATTCGAGGTGAAGGTCGGAGACACCTACCGGATCAGGGTCGGCGGGCAGTTCGTGCACGAGTTCGACCACGACGTCGACGACGCTGACAGCCCGTTCACGATGACCGAGCTACCGGACGGCACCCGCCACATGTCCACGCGCGACGGGCTGTTCGCGATGACGCAGGGACGCGCTGGTACGCGGGTGACGTTGCGGGATCAGGCCGAGTGGTCGCGGTTCGGTTGGCATGTGGAGGGTGACCGTGTCGGCTGGGCGATTGGGTCGGGCGTGTTCGATTCCCGCAAGGTCTTGCAATAGCCTCGTGACGAGGCTACAGTTAGCGGCATGACAAACACCGCACTCGCCGCACAGCTCAACATCGACGCCGCCACCATCACCCCCGACGCGCACCGCATCATCAACACCGTGCTCGGCCCGATCGGTCGGCACGCACGCCTCACTGCCACCGAACGCGACACCGCACTCGCGATCATCGCGCTGAACTGACCACCCTCGCGGGCCGGCCACCCGGCCGGCCCGCACCAACCAGCCGAAGGGACCAGACCCCATGAGCTTCACCGATTCCGACCTCGACCCCACCCTCGACGCCGCATACGCCGAGATCGCCGCCGAGCACGTCGTCGACGAGCACTTCGACCGCATCATGCGAAGCGTGTTCATGACCGGGCCGGGCGTGTGGATGCGCGCCGGGATCCTCGACACCGCACGCAACCACGACCTCGACCCTGCCGTGTACGCGGCGACGGTCAAGCACTACGCCGAGCGTGCCCGTCAGCGCGGCGACGTCCGTCACGACTACGACCGCATCCTGCACAACCTCGCGCACACCGACCTCACGTTCGACCCCGCCGAGGTCGCTTTCGACGACGGCACCCGCGCCGTGTGGGATGAGTCGGTGCGCGGCTGGCAGTTCGTCGGTGACCCGATCGCGATCGCACGCTGACCGTCCCGGTCCGGCAGCCACCCCGCACCGGTGGCTGCCGGCGCCGAGTCGACCAGACCCGTTCGACTGACCGCACATCACAGAGAAGAGACCAGACCATGAAAACTCGATACAAGGTGCTCGCCGGCGTCGGCGCGTTCGTCGTCACGCTCGGCGTCATCGGCGCTGTCACCGACGACGGCGAGGCCACCGTGCGCGGCAACGACGTGCAGACCGCCGCGGTGCTGCCGTCGACGACCGCACCCGCTCACACGACCGTCGAACTTGACGAACCGTCGACCGTCGAGACGACCACCACGACCGAGGCGCCGGCCGTCGAGACTGTGGACACGCCGTCGGCGACCGTGTCGCAGACGCAGGCACTCGAATCGGCCGAGCAGTACCTCGCCTACGTCGGCGGGTTCTCCCGCGCCGAACTGATCGACCAGTTGGTCTACGAAGATTTCTCGCGCGCCGACGCCGAGTGGGCCGTTGACAACGTGACCGTGGATTGGTTCGAGCAGGCCGAGAAGTCGGCTGCCGACTACATCGAGTTCGTCGGCGGGTTCTCGTATCAGGAGCTGGTCGACCAGCTCGTCTACGAGCAGTTCACGCAGGAGCAGGCCGAGCACGGCGCGAAGTCCGTCGACCTCACGCCCTGACCTGATACAACCTGATACACCTCGCCGCCCCGGCATCCCCTCGCGGGTTCCGGGGCGGTGTGCTGTCTGCGGGATACCCTGTCAGTCATGCCGCACATGGACCCGCTCACGCTGCTACTCACGATCCTGTTCGTCTGGCGCGTCACTCGCCTGATCATCGCTGACGCGATCCTCGACCGGCCGCGTAACTGGATCGTGCTGCGGTACGGGCCGGAGCAGTGGTTTGCGTACCTGATCACGTGCGCATGGTGCGTGTCGGTGTGGGTCGCGGCCGCTGTGTTCGTCGCGTCCTACTGGTGGGCCGATACGGCGTGGTGGTTCATCATGGTTGCAACGGGCGCCGCATCGCTCGTCGCGGGTGTCGGGTCACGGTGGCTCGACCCGATCGACGACTGAGTGAGGGGCGCACATGCCGAGGTCCGATAGCCGAGCACTCGCGATCGCGCGCCGGCACACACCGACACCGCAGAGCATCATCGCGGCCGCGCGTGCAGCGGCGCCGACCGCGCAGACCATCACCACCTACGAGGTCAACCGGGACCGGCCGTCGGCGCGGTCGCAGCGATCGGTGACCGCCGCCGTTGAACCGCTGCACGGTTCGCAGCAGATGGCGTCCGGTCGGCCGCAGCGACGGAAACGGCGCCGGCAGGCCGAACGCTGGCAAAACGAGGTGTGGGAGCTGCGCCGCGAATCGCCTGAGCTGCGGTTCCTCGCCGACCGGAAGGCGCGCGCAGCTGGGCAGTGCCGGCTGTACATCGGGCACATGCCGCCCGGTCACCGTGGCGAACCGATGCGCGTCACCGAGGGGGTCGCCGCGGAGCTGTCCGACGTGCTGTTCGGCAATCAGCCCGACGTCGAGCAGAAGATTCGCCGGTACGCGCAGCACATCGAGTACAGCGGCGAGTCGATTCTGAACGCGCGGGATAACCCGGAACGGCCCGGTGAGCTGTTGTGGTCGGTGCACTCGTCGCGTGAGCTGATCGGTTCGCAGGCAGGGCAGTATCAGATCACCGACGGTGTGACGCCACGCAAGGTCGACGACGACGCCGAGATTCTGGCGCGGTCGTGGATCCCCGACCCGGAACTGATGGCGCTCGCCGACGCGCCGGTGCGGTCGCTGCTGCCGGTGCTACGCGAGCTGGTGCAGATGACGAAGTACGTCGGCGCACAGATCGACTCACGCCTCGCATCCGGTGGCGGTCTGCTGTTCGTGTCCGACGACGTCGAGATATACGACAACGAAGGCAAGAAACTCGGGTTCGCTGACGAGTTGCATTCGTACATGCTGACCGCCGTCGAGGACCGCGGGTCGTCGGAGTCGTTGGCGCCGATCGTGGCGCGTGTGCCGTTCAAGGAGAACCGGCCGCTGTCCGAGGTCGCGCACCTCATGACGTTCGGCGAAGTTCTCGACGCGCACATGCACGAGCGTCGCGCCGAGGCGATCCAACGTGTCGCGCTCGGCATGGACTCTGACCCTATGGTGCTCAACGGTGGCGGGTCGGCGAATCACTGGTCGATGTGGGCTGTCGACGAGGGTGAGCAGAAGTTCGGTGTCGCGCCGGTCGTGACGTCGATGTGCCACACCCTGTCGAATGAGCTGGTGCAGCCGCTACTCGCGGCGAAGGGCGTCACCAACTCGCATGAGTTCGTCGCATGGTTCAACGACGACGAGCTGAAACTGCGGCCGGACCGGTCGAAGGATGCGCAGCTGCTGCACGAGCGCGGCATTCTGTCCGACGAGGTCGTGCTCGCCGAGTCCGGGTTCGACAAGACGGACATGCCGTCGCAGGGCGAGGTCACGGCGCGGTGGCTGCGTGAGAACGCTATCGCGCTTATGGGTATGAATCCGGCGGTCATGGGTCCGATCCTCGAAGGTATGGGCGTGAAACTGCCGGCGGCACCGGCGGCGCCGATCGAGGTGAAGGGACCGCCCGCGCCGCCTGCCGTGGCCGCGCCGGCACCGGACAACTCGCCGCCCGACACACTCGACGACCCGCCACCAGCCGCGCAGATCACCCCGGAGGGATCATGACCACACCCCACGAGGCGCGACGGGCCGCGTTCAGCGAGCAGCGGAACACCCGCCGAGGTGTGCGGCAGCGGCACCTGACCGGCGACGAGATGCAGGAACTGGTCGAACAGCAGCAGCCACGCGACAGCATCGACGCGATCGAGGCGGTGTGCATGTTCGCCGTCGTGCGGGCGCTGCAGTTCGCGTCGATGCGGTCGAAGGCGTCGGGCCGCAACTCGGGACCGCGGTACGGCGTCCCGCAGCACCTCGTGCACACGCGCGTCGACCTGCTGTCCGCTGGCGACGACTGGCCGGTGCTGCTGCGCGGTGCGTGGGACACACTGCCGGCGGTGCTGCACGGCGACACCGACCCGTACGCGAGTGTGTGCGAAACGTACGTGCGGCACCTCGTCGTCGAGCAACGCATTCCCGACCGCAAGGCGCTGCGCCGCCGACTGCTCGACGCTGGCGTCCCGGCGTGGCGGGCGTAACTCGGCGCCGCGCTGAACATCAGCAGCTGCTGCGCCGCGCCGAACGCGGTATCGACGCCGCCGTGCTCGCCGCGATGGACGTGTGGCTGACCGCCGTCCGGTTCGCGCTCGTCGACGAGCTGGTGCCGCGTCGCATCGTCGCTGACGCCGAGTACGCCGTCGACGCCGCAGTTCAGCGCACGTGGGGCGTGTGGCAGAACCAACTCGAAAATCAGGTGCTGCCGACCGTGTCGGTCGCGTTCGGCGACGCATTCCAACAGGTGCGCCGCGCCGACCCGCAGGGCGCGTTCGCACACCAGCAGCAGTACCTGGCCGAGGTGTCTGACCGGCTGCGTATCTGGCCGGCCGGTGCGTTCGAGGACATCCGCCCGGAACTGCTCGAATCGCTGTCGGATGCGGTGACCATCGACGAGATGACCGAGCGCGTCGGCCGGGTGCTGAACATCGACGCGAAGTCGCGGAAGCTGCGCGCGCAAATCAACGACGTCGAGGCGCAGCTCGCCGACCCCGATCTCGACCCCGCGGACCGGCCGGCGCTCACGCAGTGGCGGCGTGACCTGTGGGAGCAGCACGACGAATCGTTGAATGAGTGGCAGTGGAAGGCGCGCCGGATCGCGCGGACGGAGTCGCACGGTGCGGTGTCGGCGGGGCAGCTCGCCGCGGCGCGTGTCGTCGAGCAGCAGACCGGGCTGCGCATGTGGAAGCGGTGGTTGTCGACCGAGGATCAGCGCACCCGCGCGTCGCATCGTGTGGCGGACGGGCAGACGTGCCCGCTTGACGAACCGTTCCGTGTGGGCGGGTTCCTGCTCGAACACCCCGCCGACTCGATCTCGGTCGCACCACACGAGGTGATCAACTGCTTCGTCGCCGACACACGTGTTCACGCGCCGGGTGTTCAGGGGTCAATGCGTAGCCGCTACACCGGGCGCATGATCACGGTTCGCATGGCGTCGGGTGGCGTCCTCACCGGTACCCCGAATCACCCGGTACTGACCGAACGCGGATGGGTCGGACTCGGCGAGCTGAACGAGGGTGACCAGATGGTCTATGCCCGCGTCGGTGATCGCGTCGGTGCGTGGGTTGATCCAGAAGTAGAGCGGATACCAGCCACGATCGGCGAGGTACACGATTCGTTCATGGAGTCGGCTGACGGAGGTCGGGTACTGGGCGGTCCGGTGAACTTCCACGGCGACGTGTCCGACGGCGAGGTCGAGGTTGTACGGGCCGACCGCGAGTTGCGGAATCGTATCGACGCCACGCACCGCGAGCATGTCGGCGACGACGTTCTCGAAGGGCGACACACGGTGTGTCATTTCTTGCCAGGTGATCGCGCGGCGGGCGAGTTCGTCATCGGTGCGGGTCATTCCGCGTACGGCGTCGTGGGCGGCGCTGGTGAGTTGGGCACGATCATCGGGGCTGGTCTGACTCATGCGGGTGTACATGGCTGCGGATCTGTTGCGGGGCGTGACCCCGTTTTCAAGCAGCACCCGGCGGATGACGTTGCGACTGACGCCGTTCTCTGCGGCGAGGCGCTTCTCAGACGTGCCGCCGAGGTAACGGTCGACCAGGCGCGCAGCGTCGAGCACGTGGCGGCGCTGCTGGGGTATGCCCGCGTCGCGAACGATGCGGTGAACGTAGCCCGCGGAGACGCCGAAGTGTTCGGCGATGTGTTGCGCGGTCTCACCGGCGGCGTATCGCTTGATCGCGTCGTCGCGGTCGATGTCACTGAGTCCTGGTCGGGGCATGTGTTCACCTTGCAGTCGGAGTCGGCGATGTTTCTAGCAGAAGGGTACATCGCGCGGAACTGCCGGTGCACGATGCTGATCTACGACGACGACGAGCTGCAGGACGAGTTCGACGACCAGGGCGGCAAAGGTCCGGTGGAGCCGGGCGCGGTGCGTATCGGGCCGGACGACCCCGACGCCGCCGACGCCGCGATCCTGCAGGTCGCCGAACGCGAGAAGCGGGCAACACCGCAGGTCGGGCAGCGCGGCGAGGACTACGGGCAGCAGCTGCCGGCGCAGCCGCTCGACGTCGAGCTGACCGACGAACGCACCCCGATACCGGTGCCGGACCTCGAAACGGCGTCCGATCAGCGACTCGCCGACTACCTGATCCGCACCGACGAACGTGACGGCGACCCGACGCTGCGTGACGAGGTCGACGCCGAACTGTCACGCCGGCGTGAGGCCGAGGCGTTCGAGGTGCAGTTCGGGCAACCGGAGTACGCCGACGACGTCATCGAAGTCGACGATGACGACGCGTGGATCGACCAGTTCATCGCCGGCGACGACGACGTCGAGGTGCCCGAACCGGATCCGGACTACGACCCCGACCTGACGTTCGACGAGTGGGCGGCCGAGCCGGACGAGGCGCGGCTACCCGACGACGCTGTGCCGGCCGACCCACCGCTGATCCCCGAACCGCTCGATTTCGACGAGGGTGACGAGGACTGGGTCGCACTCAACGAAGAGTGGGAGTGGGTGCGCGGCGCGCTGCACGAGACCATCGCCGAGGGCAGCACGGATTACGACCTGCAGGAGCTGATCGAGTACGTCGCGACGCTCGAATCGGCGCGCGCTGACCTGATCGCGAAGGCGGCGACCGTCCCCGACGTCGACCCGATCGCCGCCGAACGCGCCGAGTACGTCGAGCTGTGGGGCGAAGCCGCCGCGGTCGCCGAGTTCGACCCGCTGCACGCGCCGCGCGAAGAGACCAGCGAGGACCGCCGCCGGCGGGCACTCATGGAGCAGGCCGACCAGCTCGCCGAGGACCGCGGTATCTCATATGAGCAGGCGCTCGCCGAGATTCAGGGACTCGACCCCGACCAGGTGCGGCGCCGCGAGTTCGTCGCCGAGGGCAAGCGGCAGGGTTTGGTGTCGACGAGTTACGCGTCGATGCTCGACGAGCTGCACAACAATCTGTCGTTCGACTGGCTACTCATGTGCGAGGACGCGACGAACGGGCAGACGTTGAAACCGCGGTCGCGGGACCTCGGGCAGTTCGCCGCCGACATGCTGTGGAAGGTCAACGACAACACCGCGCGCAAGCACATGTCGGACGAGGCTGCGCTGTGGTTCGACCAGAACGGCCGGATCACAAAGGCCGATCTCGGCGCGATGATCGAGGACGGCCGATGGGCGTTCGACGCGCAGGCGGTGCTCGACCTGTATGCGACGTGGCCGGGCCGGCGTCTCGGTGGAGACTATCTGGCATGAGCGCACACGACCGCACTGCAGAGCAGCCGCTGCCGACGCACGAGGCGACACAGCACGCGTACCGGGAAGGGATGCAGGCGCGGCCGGGTGCGGCTAACCCGTACGCCGGCGTGCGTGTGCTGGCGTCGGTGTGGGCGGCCGGGCGTGATTGGGCGAAGCGACGCGCGTTCGCCGAGCTGCAACGCCGCGAATCGGAACGCCGCCGCGCACAGTAGGCCGAGACGTCGTGCCCTGTCGGTCATACTCAGGTGAGGCCACCACACGACGAGCAGAGGATCGGGCACGTGTCCAAGCACATCGGCGCCGCATTGAACGCGGCGAACATCGTTTACGACCGCGACGACTTCGCTGACCCGAAACTCGACCGGCTGACCCCGATCCAGGTGACGAAAGATGGTCGCGTGTTCGGGCACCTCGCCGGCTGGAAGTCCGAGCACATCGGCCGTCCGGGTGTGAAACCGCCGCGCGGCACCGACTACCGGTACTTCCATCAGGGTCTGGTGCCGACACCTGACGGCGACCTCGCGGTCGGGCACCTGACCCTCGGCACCGGGCATGCCGGCGCCGGAAACATCAACGCCGCCGCCGAGCACTACGACAACACCGGCGCGCAGGTCGCCGCGGTGCGGGTCGGTGAGGACGCGCACGGTATATGGTTCGCCGGCCGCACACACCCCACGACTGACGACCTGCAGCGGCAGACGCTGCGCCGGTCGTCGCTGTCTGGTGACTGGCGCAAGGTGAACGGGCAGTACGAACTGGTCGCGGCGCTCGCGGTCAACGTGCCCGGATTCCCGATCCCGCGGACCGAATCGCTCGTCGCGTCCGGTGATGACACGATGCTCGTCGCCGCCGGCATGGTGCGCAACGGGCCGATCACATTCGAGGAAGTGCAGGCGATGGTGACCGCCGCCGGCATCGACGCGCAGGCACGCGTGAACCGGGCGATCGCGCGTGAACGGCTGCGGCAGCGGGCACTGCCGGTGCTCGACGAGATCGTGGCGTCGGCGCGGGTGCAGAAGCGGCGCGAGTTGACGGCGTCGGCGCACCGAATCCGTCGGCAGCAGGCCACCGACCGGTATCTGTCGATTCTGGCCGCCGGTGTCGACATGTCGGGGCGGATGCCGCCGGAGCTGCACCGGTACTGGACTACCGGCGTGGGACTGGCTCGGTGGGCGGATACCACGACGCCGTACCGGTCGCTGGTGTCTGCGCTGCAGTCGGAGATCGCCGACATGTCGCCGGAGGACATCAAGGGACTCGCCGCGAACCTGTATCACGACGTGTTCAAGCAGTGGCCGGGCGACAAGTCGAAGGGTGGCGGCGCGATCGCGGCGTCGGCGGCGCCGCTGCCGGCCGAGCGGGCGCAGGCGTGGCTCGACGACCCGCAGGTGCAGGCGCTGCTTGCGGCGCTGCCGGTGCCCGGCGCCGACCCGGAAGTCATCGACGAGGCCGAGGACGAGGCCGAAGTCGAGGCCGAGCCGCGTACCGACGGCATGATCGCGCTTATGCCCGCCGAGTCTGACCTCGGCGTGATGCTGTTCGAGGGCATCGGCGAAACGGATCCGCACCTGACCGTCATCTATCTGCCCGACGGCGGCACCCTCGACGAGGTCGGCCGCAACTCAATCCTGTCGACAGTGACCCGACTCGCCGAAACACGGCAGCCGATCATCGGTGAGCTGTTCGCGCGCGCCGAGTTCAACGCGTCCGACGACACGAAAGAGCAGTGCGCGGTGTGGCTGGTCAACGGCGTCGACGTCGGCCGGCTGCACGACGACCTGAGGGCCGCGCTCGGCGACCGGGTGCCGCCGTCGGAGTACGGGGCGTTCGTCCCGCACATCACCGCCGGCTACAACATGGCCGCTGACCGGCTGCCCGTCGGCGGGTCGGTGCAGTTCGACCGGGTGCGTGTGTCGTTCGCCGGCGAGAACGTCGACATTCCGCTCGGCACCCCGGCCGCCGATGAGCCGCTGCTCGGCGAGGTACGCGACGATGTGCCGGAGTTCGGCGACCCCGAAGCGTGGGACGCTGTCGCCGCGGCCGGCGACAAGCGGAAGGTGAAGACGCAGGCCGGCGCCGACAAGTTCGGCGTGTCCATCGGCGACGTCATCGGCAAGGGCATCGACGACGCCGTCGACAACGCGAACGGCGCAGTCGACCGGGCGCAGGCCGACGCCGCGAATCTCGGCAAGTCGGTCGCCGAGGCGCTGTTCGGGAAGCGACCCGAACCGAAGGACGCACCACCGCCGGCCGACCCTGCACCAGCCGCACCGCCGGCACCGGAGCCGAAACGCGCCGCACCGGAAGCCGCGCCGGCGCAGATCGTCGAGGCACCGACCCCGTCGCGGAACTACGACGAGACTGACGCCGCACCGATCGAGAACCACGCCGGCGAACCGGAGACGTCGACGCCGTCCGATGTCGACGTGCGCGTGACGTCGGACGTGCAGCCACGCATGGACGTCGGCGCCGGCACCGATCACCCCATGGCCGAGGATGAGGCGCCGATGACCGGCGCGGAGGGCGGCGAGCTTGTCGAGTTCGGTGACGGCATCGCCACCTACAGCGACGGCACGCAAACCGACGGCACAGTGTGGACTCGGTCGCCGGTGCTGCCCGGCATGGGATACGACGGCGTCACGCTGCTCGAAGATCAAGCACCGTTGAAGGGCGCCGAGGGTGGCGACCTCGTCGAGTTCGACGGCGACCGCGGTGTCGCTGTCTACTCCGACGGCACCGAGACCGACGGCAAACAGTGGACGCGCAGCGGGCAGGCGCCGCCGGTGACGGCGTCGGGTTCGTCTGTGTGGCAGGTGATCACCGCGGCGGGCCGGGTGCGGTGACATGGGCTGGCTGCTGTTCGGCGCCGTGTTCATCCCGGTTCGGATCGTCAAGATCATCGAGGACGCCCTGTCGCCGCGCCGGCGGCGTGAACTGATCCAGCAGCAGACACGCGACGAGGTCGCCGCGGCCGCCGAGCGGTCAGAACAGTATCGGAGGACACGGTATGGGTTGTAGATTGCACCGCATGGCAGCTACTCCCCCGATCGAACGGTTCATGCGGCACGTGGACAAGTCCGGCGAGTGTTGGATATGGACGGGCGCGACGGCAGGGTCAACGCGCCGGTACGGCTATTTCCGTGCGACGACGGATCAGAACGACCCGAAGGTCTATGCGCACCGCTGGATCTACGAGCAAACAATCGGGCCGATCCCCGCCGGCTACGACATCGACCACGTGCAGGACCGCGGGTGCACGTCGCCGCTGTGCGTGAATCCGGCACACCTCGAAGCAGTCCCTCACGCCGAAAACATGCGGCGCGCACGGCTCACTGTGTGCCGGTCCGGCCGCCACGATCTGACTACCGACGACGCTGTCGTGTGGGACAAACTCGGCCGCCGCCGCGGATGCAAGGTGTGCCAACGCGAAAGGGGGCGAGTCCGATCGGATGCAATTGCAGGCGTCGGGAGATAGTCGTGTTCGAGGTGACGAAACGCGACAAGACGGTGCAGCGGTTCCTGACCGAAGCCGAGGCGAAAGAGAACACCGACGTCGAAGCTGGTGATGTGTGGCGCAAGGTTACGCGCTGACCTGTACGGGCTGCGCTACCCTACTTGTCAGGTGGGTTTGCATCGCTGGCTAGGGGCCGGAGTACCCAACGGGATACGGCACTCTAATCACGGAAGGTGATCCCCAGCGATGAAGGTAACTCTCGAATCCCTGATCGAGGCAGCGCAGGCGACCGACGCCAACGGCAACACTCTGTCGGCAGCTGACCGGCAGTCGAAGATCAGCGAGCTACTGCAGGACGCCGACCGCGGCGACGTCGACGCAATTCTGAACGAGTCGATCGAGAAGTACCGCGACCTCGACGCGACCGACCCGCAGGACGACGCCGAGCTGTTCGGTCTCGAACTGCTCGTCGACACCATGACCGCGGCGCGCGGCATGCAGACCAAGTTCGCCGAGGCTGACGCCGCGAAGCAGCAGCAGCGCGCCGAGCTGGCTGCCCGCGTCAACGAGCTGACCGCCGAGTCCGAGCCGGCCGGCGAGAATGGCGAGCAGCCCGGCGAGCAGACCACCGGCGAAGAGACCACCGGTGACCCGACCGTCACCGAGGGTGAGACCACCGAGGGTGGCGACCCGACCACCACCGAACAGGATCCCGACAACGGCGGCAGCGACCAGTCGGCAGAGACCACCGAAGGGGCCGAGATGGTCGCAGCATCGGGCAAGCGTTCCCATTTCAGCGTCGGCGCCGTCGCCGCACGCAAGACGACCGGCGATGTCCGGTCGCCCGACAACCCCGCCGAGCAGGCGCCGACCGGTGTCGTCATCACCGCATCGTCGGGTGTGCGCGGCCACAACACCGGGCAGCAGCTCGACGGCATCCCGGCGCTCGCGCGTGCCGCTGCCGCGTCGGTGCGCGGTCTGCCCACAAAGGGTGTCCGGGCGATGGCGAAGGCTGACATCGCGTCGCTCGCAATCCAGTTCCCCGACGAGCTGGTCGCGTCCGCTGACCGGGACCTCGCGCCGATCCTGCGGAACGCCGTCGACGAGTCGCGGCTGCCCGGTGAGTCGATCACCGCGGCGGGTGGCTGGTGTGCCCCGTCGGAAACCCTGTACGAGATCCCCGGCAGCCTGACCGACGCCAACGCCGGTCTGATCAACCTGCCGGAGGTGCAGGTGCACCGCGGTGGTCTGCGGTTCCGCCGGCAGATCGACTTCGGCACCATCTATGCCGGCGGCATGGCCGGCCGAGTGATGACCGAAGCGATGTCGGAGTCGGAAGATCCCGCCGACTACACCAAGGCGTTCTACCGGGTCGACTGCCCCGATTTCGTCGAGGAACGAGCCGACGCCGTGTACACCGGCGCGTCGGCCGGCATCCTGCAGAACCACGCCTACCCCGAAGAGGTGGAGGCGCAGATCGCCGAGCTGATCGCGGCGCACTCGCACCGCATCAACGAGATCAGCCTCGAACGCATGGAAGCGATCTTCGCCGGCGTCGGACACAATCAGGTGAACTTCACCACCACGTTCGGGCCGTCGACCGTCGGCGCGTCGCTGAACGCGATCGAGTGGGTCATCACCAACGAACGCACCCGACTCCGCGCGTCCGAGTCGCTGCGGTTCAAGGTCGCGATCCCGCAGTGGTACAAGACCGTGTTCCGCGCCGACTACGCGAACCGCACCGGCGTCGACGACGCGCTCAGCGTGTCCGACGCGCAGATCGAGCAGTGGTTCAACCAGCGCGGCGCGTCCGTCGACTGGACGTACGACTGGCAGGATGCGCTGTCGCTCGGTGCGGCCGGTGTCGGTGGCGCCACCACCGCCAACCAGCTGCCCACCAGCGTCAAGGTGATGGTGTGGCCGGAGGGCACGATCGTTCGTGGCCGCGGCGACATCATCAACATGGAGGCGATCTACGACTCCGCGGGACTCGAAACGAACGACTTCCTGCGGCTGTTCATGGAGGAGCAGCTGGTCGTTCTGTGGCGCGCGTACCGCGGTTCGCTGCTCACGCTGCCGCTGTCGGCGTCGGGTGCGACGGGCGCGGCACGTGACCTCGACGGCAACGGAAAGATCATCGTCGCGGCACCGTGATCGGCTGACAACAGAACATCGAACACCGAGTTAGGGCACTCGTGCGACCCGCAGTCGTGCGGGTGCCCTACTCGCATTTTCAGGAGAGGACCGGCCGATGCCGACCATGCTAGGACCGAATGCGCGGCTGTTCGTCGAGACGCAGCGGCGACTGACCCCACCGAAATACGGGCTGTTCTCGGCGGCGAGTCTCGTCGAGGGCGAGGATCACGTGTACGCCGGCGGCGTCGAGTATTTCCTGCCGATCGACCCGACCGCTGTGGGGCACACCGCGATCGAATGCCTTGGGCAGGGCGAGGACATGGGCCGCGACATTCCGAAGGGTATGCCCGCCGGTGTCGGTGACCCGTTCGAGGTGTACGCCGGCGCCACGTGCGACATGACCGGCACCAGCGAAGGTGAGATCCGGCAGCGCGCGATCGACACGCTGCAGGCCGGCGAGATGCAGGCCGTCGAGCGGCGGCTGTGGTCCGAAGAGAATCCGGCGATCATGGCTGGCGCCGACACTGTCGAGGTCGTCGACGTCGCGGCGCCGCTGGCGCTGGCTGTCGGCCGGCTCGAACACTGGCTGTACACCGACTATGCGTCGGCCGGTGTCATCCATCTGCCGCGGTTCCTCGGCGCGCTCGCCGACAGCCTCGACCTCGTGCAGGCTGACGGGGCGCTGCTGCGTACGAAGCTCGGCACGCCGGTCGTGTTCGGCGACTACCCGAACACCGGCCCGGACGGCACGGCGCCGACCGCGGGTTCGGTGTGGATCGCGGCGACCGGTGATGTGCTGGTGCGCCGCACGTCGGTCGATGCGCTGACCGACAAGTCGCAGTCGTGGTTCGACCCGGCGACGAACAACGTGAGCGGCATCGTGGTTCGCGACTATCTGGTGACGTTCGACGAGGTGGCCGGCGCCGCGCTGGTCGACCTGCCCTGATTGGAAGGATGAGGCTATGCCCACGGTGATTGTGAAGGACGGCGACGACGTCGCGGAGTTGGCGGCCGCGCTGCTGCGGGCGGCGGCGCCGGACAAGTGGCGGGTGCGCAAGGTGACGTCGGGGCGTCGGCCGGCGTTCGACGTCCCGGACGATGTGTACGCGAAGTTCGTCGGCGAGCACGACGAGGACGGCGCCGAGGGTGACTCGGACGCACCACCGCCGGAGCAGCCGACCGACCACACCGGCACGCCTGCTGACGGCGTGGGCGACGACCCGCTGCCGACTGGCGACTTCGCACCGGCCGGTGACGCGCCGCTGGTGTCCGGCGAACCGGTCATCGAGACCGGCGACGACGACGAGCAGGCGGCCGGCCCGGACTGGGCGTCGCTCGGCGAGGCACCCGACCGCAACGACCGAACCGACGATTGGCGCGAGTTCCTGCGGCCGGTGCTCGGCGACGACGTCGACACGCTGAACCGTACGGCGCTGATCGAGGCGTACGACGGTCGCGACGCGTAACCACGCGACGCACCTGCGGCGGGATACACTCGTCGCAGCAGATCATTGCTGCTGGCTAGGGGCCGGGCGGTTAGAACAGCACACCCCAAGAGAGGCAGCAGCTAATGGCAAACGTGCACTGGGCATCCGTCCGGGCGAAGATCATGCGTCTGACCCGACTCGACGAGTGCGGCGCACCCGTCACCGGCCCGAAGTCGACCCTTGTCACCGACGGTCTGGTTTCGATCGACGTGTCGGCCGAGTACGAGGACGGCACGGAGAACGCGCCGAAGAACGGCAACGACAAGTTCTGTTTCATCGAGGTCATGCCTGACGAGTTCAAGTACTTCACGCTCGGCATCGCGTTCTGTGGTGTCGACCCGGAGGCGTGGGAACTCATCACCGGCAACCCGATCTACGAGGACGCCGCCGGCAACGCGGTGGGTATCAAGTTCGGTCGGTACTCGGAAGAGATCGAGACGGCGTTCGCGCTCGAAGTGTGGTCGGACGTGCCGGGCACTGCGTGTGGTGTGGGCGGCAAGCGGTACGGCTATCACCTGTGGCCGTACATCGGTTCGGGTCGTCTCGATGAGCTGACGCTCAACAACGAGACCGCCGAGTTCACCCTCGGCAACGCGAAGACGAAGGACGGCAATCAGTGGGAGTCCGGCGGCTACGACGTCGTGCTCGACGACGCTGCGACGCCGGCGCCGGGTCCGCTGAACGATCCGCTGACGCCGGAGGATCATTACCTGCCGATCACCACGCAGGTTGCGCCGCCCACCGCCACGGCGGGGGCTGTGGCGTACCCCCCGGTGTGACGCCGGCGCCGATCAGTGAGGATCTGGTCGTCGGCAGCGGGTTCGTAATTCAGTGAGACGCGCGGCGAGGATGCCACCTCGTCGCGCGTTTCGCGTCTCTGCACCAACCACATGAGAGAGGCGGCGCGATGCCGTACACCAGACCGACCATCGTCAGCGGCGTCACGCGGGCGACCAAAGCATTCTTCGACAACCTGCTCGACGGCATAGACGAACGCGTCACAAAAGCGGACGCCGACGCCGCTTATGCCCCGGTGGCGATGCTCAACTCCCTCGCCGCCAACCCCGACCAGATCGCCGTCGGGACCATCACCCGCTCGGCGTCCGGCGCGGCAACCGGCTTCTCGGTGGTGTGGCCGGACGGCGCGACTGGCACCTTCACCGGCACCGAATCGTCGGCGTTCCCCGGGGCGATCGACTCCTACACCATCACCCACGTCCTCGGTGGGGAGACCACGACCTACACCCAACCCGCCCTCACCCGTAACGCCTCCGGCGCGGTGACGGCCCGACCCGCGATTGTGGTGAGCTGACATGGGACTACTCGACCCGCCCGCATTGACTCCGGCAGTTGCCGCCGCGACGTACCCGACCCTGTCGACGGGGCAAGAGCAACTCGTCAACGCCAAGGCCGCGGCGCTGCGCCCATTCTGGGCGGCACTCGCAGGCTGCGACACAGCGCCCTGTGACATCGTGATCGTCGGTGACTCGACCGACGAGGGCACCGCCAGCACATCGACCACCTGGTACCCGGAGAACGCGGTGTGGAACAAGGTGCTGACCAAGCTGCGCCGGGAGTTCCAGACGTTCACCAGCACCGCCCCCGGCTACATCCCCTCCTGGTACGGCATCAACCCTGCGATCTCGGGCGTGGGTTTCTCGTGGGCGGGCAACCCCACCAAGGAGAACGGGTTCGGCGGTTTGGGCTGCCGCGTCATCCGGATGACCGGGGCCACGCACATCGCCACCATCACAGTCTCCGGCCTCACGTCCGTCGACCTGATGTACCAGAAGCGCTCGGGCAACGGGGTGTTCTCGTACAAGATCGACGGCGGCAGCGCCACCAACATCGACTGTTCGTCGTCCACCGGCAACCAGTACGGCCAGAAGACGCGCGTCACCCTGCCCGACACGGGATCGCACCTGATCACCCTCACCTGGGTATCGACTGGCGACGTGCTGTTTGAGGGCATGATGACCTACTCGGGTGACGAGACCAAGGGCATCCGACTCTGGAACGGCTCGCACCACGGCTACAAGGCCGGGCATTTCGCCGGCACCCGAAACTACGGGAGCGGCCTGTTGTCGACGGCGTGGCGGTCATCGATCCCCACGACGGCCGCGCTGGTGGTCAACGGGATGGGGCTCAACGACTACGGCGCAAATGACGGCGGCGGCAACATCGGTCTTGGTGTCGGCGGTGCTGCCCTCTACAAGAGCGATATGGCGACCTTGAACAACCTGGTCCGAGGCATCGTGCCGAATGCGCCGATCGTGCACCTGGCGAAGTATCGCCGTGCTGACACCAGTGGGCTGGTAGGTGAGACGCAGTCGCCGTGGGCTGACTTCCTGCGCGGGTCCTACGAGCTGGTGGCTGCCGACCCGACGAAGTACCTGATCGACATGTCCCGGCGGATTCCGCGCTCGGACACCGACACGCTCGGGCTCTTCCACTCGGACAAGGTCCACCAACTGAACAAGGGCCAGGCGTACACAGCGAACGCGATCGTCGCGCAGATCGAACCGCAGTAGGTGGGGCGTGACTTTCGGCGCGATTGACGCCTGCCCGCACTGTGGGGCCGTCGAAGTACATGAGGTCGAGCCTCCGCAGCGATGCCCGCTCGTCGCGATGGGGATTCCGTGGATGTGCAACGACCCGTCAGCAGGCATGGCGGGGCACGCCAATTGGAAGACTCACGACAGCGACGAGGTCGAGTCCGTCCGCCGCTGTCGCTGTGGTGCGAGGTGGGCGTATCCCGAGACCGCTCGGGAGCTCGCTGCGCGCCGCCACGCCATCGAGAGCGAGGCACACTATCTGGTTCGGGAACGGGATCGCTATGACGCGCTGCCGTGGTGGCGGCGCGTATTCGCCACCCGCCCATAACGTGAAGTGCGGGACCACCCGTGTAGCCTGACTGGTGCGCGAGTTGTCATCGAAGGTTCGCTGCAGGGGCGTTGAGAGGGTCGCAGCTTTCACCCCCAAGGAAAACGCCGTTTCACCGGTCGGCTGCCGGTGGAGCGGCGTTTTTCCGTGAGACCATCGACGCATGGATGACATCGACTGGCCGATCGACATACCCGACGACAGCGCGGCCGTGTGGGCTGCAGCGTCGGCCGAGGCGCGCGAGCAGGCGTCAGCGTGGGCGATCAGCGTTCTGTGGGCGCTGTCCGGGCGCACGTTCGGCACCGTCACCGAGCACGTGCGGCCGACACCGCAGCCACGCGTCACCGGCTCGACGTACGCCGGGACGCTGTCGTCGACGTATCCCGGTCGCCGCGTCGCACCACCGCTGACGACCGGCTACGACCCCGGCGCCGGCCGCGGCTGCCGAGTCGCCGGCGTGCGGCTGTATCTGCCCGGCCCGATCGCGCACGTCGACGAGATCCGCATCGACGGTGCCGTGTTCGACGCGTACCGGGTCATTGACGGGCAGTACGTGCGGCGCGTCGACGGCAGGTACTGGCCGCTGCGGCAGGATCTGGACGCCGACGACACCGAGGTCGGCGCGTGGTTCGTGACGTACCGGCGGGGCGTGCCGGCACCAGCGGCGGCGCGGCTCGCGGCGGGTGTCATGGCTGTCGAGTATCTGAACGACCGCGCCGGCCGCGAGTGCCGACTACCTCGCGGCGTGACCAGCGCATCCCGGCAAGGGCTGTCGATCGAGGTCGACTCGCGGGCCTACTTCACCGAGGGCATGACCGGCATCGACGAAGTCGACCAGTGGCTGCTGACGGTCAACCCGCACGGCATCGCGCGGCCGGCGCAGCTCGTCGGGACGAGACCGTACACCGACGTCGTGGAGCGTCGGCCATGATGGGCTGCTCGCCGTACGCGCTGGCGCGGCTGCTCGTCGAGCGCGCCGAGCACGAACTGCAGACCGCTCGCGCCGGCGTCCCGAAGCGGGTGGCGGTCATGTCGGACAAGCCGCCGGGCGAGTTCTGCGCGCAGCTGTGGGCGTGCGTCGTGTCCTACGCGCCGAAGCCACAGAAGATGCCGCCGACGCTGCGGACGTGCGCCGCGTCGGAGTGGCGTGTGAACCTCACGATCGGCGTGTACCGCTGCGATCCGTCTATCAACCGATCGCACCCGGAGCAGGCACCCGACCCGGTGCTGCTCGACTCGGCGGCGCGGGACATGCTCGACGACGCCGAGGCGCTGCGCCGGGCGATCATGGAGGCGAACTGGTCGGTCGTCGACGTCGCACCGGATCAGGTGCAGGTGGGTGCGATGCGTGTCGTGCAGCGGTCGGGTGGCGCGTTCGGCGTCGAGCACGACGTCATCGTCGATACTGAACTCGGGCGGTTCACCGATCAGGCGGTGCCGATGCTGCCAGCCGACCCGCGGAAGGACGACACACCATGAGCGAGGACATCGAGAACGTGACGATCAAGGCGGCGCAGACGTTCGGCGGTCTGCGGGTCGGCGAGGTCGTCACCGTCGGCCGCACGAGCTACGTCGAGGGTCTGATCCAGCGGGAGCGGGTGACGGTCGTCGAGGACGTCAAGGGCGAGCAGCTGACGCAGCCGGCGAGCGCAGAGGATCGGCCGGGCGAACCGGTGATCGGCGAGGGGTTCATCATCAACGACCCTGCTGCGGCGGGACCGCCGAAGCGCAACGCCGAAACGACCGAGTGGGCCGAGTACATGGCCGCCCGGTTCCCCGGCTACGACCCGACCGACAAGACACGCACCGAGTTGCAGGCCGACTACGACGAGCGTGTCCCCGACGAGGGCAGCACTGACGGCGATGACGGTTCGACTGAATAACGCCGTCATCGCTGCCGAGAAATCACGTCTCGGCAACGAGTGGGGCAATCGGGTCGGCCGGCGCGTGCAGAACGCTGCGCGCCGGCGGGCACCGGTCGACGAGGGCACGCTACGCAACTCGATCGAGTACGTCGTCGACGTGCGCGGCGACCGCACGCACATCGTGATCGGGTCGCCGCTGACCTACGCGCGATACATTCACGAAGGCACCGGCATCTATGGGCCGAAGGGCACACCGATCGTGCCAGTCACGCGGCAGGCGTTAAAATTTCAGGTCAAAGGGTCGTCGGGGCGGCGTCGTGGCGGCGACGCACGATGGGTCTTCGCGAAGTCCGTGAAGGGTATCCGGCCGAATCCGTTCCTGATCGACGCGCTGACAGACGTCATGGGTTCGCTCACTCGGCGGTTACGCTGAGCAGTGCCACCCGTACCCGACTGCTAGGAGCAGCACACAATGGCGACTAAGACCAAGGCACCCGCAGCGAACGCGTCGGTTCATACCTGGCGCAAGTTCATTGCCGAGGCATACCCCGACGTCCCCGCCGATGAGATCGAGCAGATGAACCGGCCGGACATGCGTGAGCTGCACAAGCTGCGCACCGAGACCGCGACGGCGAAGTCGGTCGACGAGCACAGCGAGTTCGAGGCGCCGAGTCTCGATGAGGTGCCCGAGGAACTGCGTTTCTCGACCGACACCGGCGAGGACCGCGAGGTCGAACGGATGCCGTTTGCGATGGACGGGATCCCGTTCTGGCTGTACCGGCCGTCCGACGCCGCGATGACGCTGTACATGAATCAGCTGCTGTCGGACGACCCGCGGCTGCGTACGAACGCGATGACCACGCTGGTGCAGCAGTCGGTCGACCCGGCTGCGCTCATGTACTTGCAGGAACGCATCACCGACCGGGCGAACAATTTCGACGACGGCCTGTACGGCAACGTCGTCGCCGCCGTGCTGCAGCGGTGGGGCGACGAGACCGCGGCCACCCGGTTCAAGCAGGCGCAGGAGGGCGAGGCGAAGAACCGTCAGCAGCGGCGCGCTGCTGCCCGGTCGAAGCGTAAGTAGGTTCGGCGGTGGCTCTCGGGCCGCCGTGGGGTGAAGTGCCGTCGGGTTTCATGCTCGACGGCACGTTCATATCCACGTCGATTCCCGACACACGCAAGCTGGTGCCGGCGCTGCTCGTCGACGACTCGACGAACACCGCCGGCTTGTACCTCGTCGGCACGTTCTGCACGACCGAGGCGTGGGGCAAGCTGCTCGCCGCGATCGTGGCGCCGTCGTCGCCGGTCGACCTCGACACGCTGCAGATCATGGCCGACCGCATCGTCGAGACGCACCTCGGGATCGCGCGGTGGACCGTCGAGCGGCTGTGGCAGCAGGCGGCGGGGGCGTGGATGCTCGTCGACGGCGAGTTCACGATGCGCGGTATCGACCTGTTCGAGTTGCCGGCGCAGCGGGCGACGCACGCTGTGTACGCGCTGCTGCGGAACTGGCGATCGCGGGGCAAAGAAGATGAGCTGCGGGCGTGGCAGCGCAAGCTCGAACAGCCACCGCTGCGGGAGATCCAGCGGTGGAAGCGTGAGGACGTGCCCGTCGAGTCGACGCCGATGGATGCGATCGCGCAGCGCATGGCTGATTTGAAAGCGGGCCGGATCGGCTCGCGGTCGCAGGCTGCGAGCTGAGCAGACGATACCCTGAGACTCGACACCAACCCGACCGCACTCGGGCGACGTCGCCGGCGAGCTGCCGGCGCGAAACCGATGTGAGGCGGGCAGCGTGACAGCAGGCGGCGGGCAGTGGGCCGAGGCCGAGGTTGGCGTCACTCTCAACTGGGACAACGTCGAGGGTGAGCTGCGGCAACGCCTCGAACAGGCGTCGGCGAAAGCTGCTCAGGCTGTCCGTAAGAACTGGGCGAAACTGTACATCGCGACGCGCAACGCGTTCGACCGCATGGCTACGGCGTTCGCCCGGTCGATGCAGGAGATCGAGACGCGCGCTCAGCGGGCCGCGCAGAACATCAACCGGTCACTCGCCTCGATCCGTACTCCACGGATCACGCTGCGCATCGACTACACCGACGCGCTGCGGGACGCGAAAGCTGCGCACCGTGCGATGCAGGCGTGGCTCAACGCGAATCCGCTGATCGTGCGGCTGTCGGTGCAGCCGGACATGTCGCAGCTGCGGGGCGTGCACATACAGATGCAGTCGTGGCTGCTACGCAACCCGCTGCATCTGAACCTCGGCATGCGTGGCGGCGTCAACGTCGGGAAGATCGGGAAGTCGATCCTCGGGCTGGGTAGCACGCTGGCGAAGTTCACCGCGATCGCGGGTGCGGCGACCGTCGCTATCGGCGGGATGCTGCCGGCGCTCGCCGCGCTCGGTGTCGCGCTCGGCGGCGCACTGTTCGGTACCGCGATCGCCGGCGCCGGTGCGTTCGCTGCCGGTCTGACCGCGATCGCCGGTGTCGTCGCCACCGTCAAGACGGCGACGCTCGGTGTGGGCGAGGCGATCAAAAACGCGTTCGACCCGGCGAACGCCGAGAAATTCGCCGAGGCAATGGCGAAGCTGTCGCCAGAGGCCAAGTCGTTCGTGCTCGCATTCCAGCAGCTCGGCAAACAGTTCAAAGAGATTGTGCAGCAACCGGTTCAGGACGCATTCTTCGCCGGGTTGGGGCCGCAGATCGCCGGGCTGCAGACGAAGCTGGTGCCGCTGCGCGACATGATGCTCGACGTCGCGGACGGGTTCAACGAGGGCGCGAAGTCGGCGCTCGGGTTCATCAACTCGGCGCGCGGCACACGCGTCGTCGGCGACCTGCTGCGCGAGGCCGGGAACATGGGCGCCAACCTCGGCACCGCGCTCGGCAACCTCGTGCCCGGTCTTGCCGCGATCGGTGCCGGCGCGTCGCAGGTATTCGGGCCGATGACCAACGGGATCGGTGGCGCGGCACGCGAGCTGTCGAACATGCTCGTCGCCGCGCAGCAGTCCGGCGCGATGCAGACATTCTTCCGCGAGGCGATCGCCACGGCCAAGGAACTGTGGTTTGTGCTGCAGCAGGTCGGCGGCATCATCTCGGCTGTGTTCTCGGCGGCGGCCGAGGCCGGCAACGGTGTGCTCGGCGGCATGGCCGAGAAGCTGCAGCAGATCAACGCCTACCTGTCGGCGGGCGAGGGCCGCGACGCGCTGATCCAATTCTTCACGGCGATGCAGTCGGCGGTCGCGACGGTCCTGCCGATCGTGCTGCAGCTCGCAACGATCATCGGCACGACGGTCGCGCCGGCACTGGCCGGTCTGATCACGCAGATCGGGCCGTCGATTTCGGGTCTGGTCGACATGCTCGGGCAGGGCATGGCGAACCTCGCGCCGGCGATGGCGCCGCTCGGCGCTGCGATCTCGGCGATCGCGACGGCGATCGGGCCGGTGCTGCCGGTGCTCGGCACGCTGCTCGCGACGTTCGCGCAGCTCGCCGGACCGATCATCGCGGCGCTCGCGCAGGCACTCGGGCCGGTGCTGGTCACCGTCGGAAACGCGCTGATTTCGATTCTGCAGGCACTCATGCCGGCCGTGCAGCCGCTGTCCGAGCTGTTCATCGCACTCGGGCCGGTCATCGGGCAGCTCGCGCAGGTGCTCGCCGGCGCACTGATCGGCGCGCTGAACACTGCGGTGCCTGTGTTCATCATGCTCGTCAACGCGGCTACGTCGCTCATGCCGGTCGTCGTCGGTCTGCTGCAGATGCTGGCGCCGCTCGCGCCGGTGATCGGTGCGATCGCGGCGGCCGTCGGAATCCTCGTGCTCGGGTTCAAAGCGGCGGCGATCATCACCAAGATCATCAACGCGATCAAAACGGCGTGGCTGGTGCTGCAGATCGCGTTCGCGTTGTCCCCGATCGGCATGATCATTACCGGCATCGTCGCGCTGATCGGCGCGCTGGCACTGTTTTTCACTAAAACCGAACTGGGTAAGCAGATTTGGGAAAAGGTGATGAACGCGCTCAAGGCGGCGTGGGATGCGATCTGGCCGGCACTCAAAGCCGGGTTCGACGCGATCGGCGCGGCTGCGGTGTGGCTGTGGCAGACCATCATCCAGCCGGCGTTCTCGGCGATCCAGGCGATATTCGGTGTGCTGTGGGGCGCGGTCAAGGTCTATTTCACGATCTGGCAGACGCTATTCAAGCTCGCCGGCGCGGTCGTTATGTGGCTGTGGCAGAACGCGATACAGCCCGCTTTCCAATTCATCGGGCAGATCATCGGCGCTGTCTGGAATGGAATTATCAAACCGATATTCGACCTGTTCATGGGCGGGCTACGCGCGGTCGGCGACGCCGCAATGTGGCTGTGGAACAACGCGATCAAGCCTGCGTGGGACTCTATCCAAGGCGCGATCGAGAAGGTGTGGAATTTCGTCCGACCGATTTTCGGGAAGATCGGCGACGCGTTCCGAACAATGGGCGACATCGCGTCCCGGATCGGGTCGGCGATCAAGGATGCGTTCTCTGGTGTCGTCGACGTGATCAAGGCGCCGATCCACGCGATCGGCCGGCTGCTCGCCGCGCTGCCCGACTCGATTCTCGGTGTCGATATTCCCGGCGTCGCGTCGATCAAGGCGTTCGGGCAGACGATGCAGGGGCTGCGTGACGGCGGTCCGGTGCAGATGAAACTGCAGTCGTTCGCCGGCGGGTCGCACGGACCTATCCAGGGGCCGGGCACCACGACGTCTGACTCGATACTCGCGCGGCTGTCGCGAGGCGAGTACGTGCTGCCGGCGGTGGCGGTCAACTCGCGCACGCTGCCGTTCATCGAGGCGCTGCGCGCCGGTTGGGTGCCGCCGGCAGGTCTGCTCGCCGCGATGCCTGCGTTCGCGACGGGTGGCCCTGTGGGCCGCGAACCGTACGGGCTGCCCGCCGGGTCGTCGGTGTCCTACGGCGACAACGACGGATTGTTCCCGCAGTGGGTGCGCGACATCGAGAAGCGGTTCGGTGTGCAGGCGTCGACGTACGCCGGGCATCAGGAGAAGTCGGGCAAGAACAAGGGCATCGACTGGTCGGGGCCGGTGCCGAATATGCAGCGGCTGGCCGAGTACTTCCGGTCGATCAAGGGTGACCTCGAACAGGTCATATGGATGAATCCGAACACCGGCGAGAAGATCGGCGTCGCCGACGGGCAGATGGTCGGGCCGGGCACCTCGCAGCCCGGCTACTACTCGGCCGACTGGTCGGGTCACACCGACCACGTCCACACCCGGCAGTCGTACTCGCTGGGCGGGACGCCGTCGCCGCAGAAGGGCATCGCGACGCCGGGCAGCACCGCGAGCGCAAGTTCGGGACTCGGCGGTACGACGCCGATCGGGTCCGGGCTGGGCGCGTCGACGTCGTCGGGCAGCTCGTCGTCGGGCACCTCGGGCGGCGCGCAGTGGGGCAACTCGGGCGGCACGTCGAAGTTCAACACCGCGGACGAGGCCGACAAGGGCGGCGTCATTCCGGTGTGGGTGGAGAACTGGCCGGCCATGATCGGCGGTGGTGGTGGCGGTGGCGCGGCGACGCTCGGCGGCACCACCGATCCTGCGGTCGGCCTGACCGGTACGCCGGCGAAGCCGTCGGGTGTGGCGACCGAGGACACGATCCCGCTGGTCAAGAATCCGGACGGCACGTACTCGTCGCCCGACCCGGCGTGGAATCACCTACTCAAACGTGAGTCGGGTGGCCGGATGGACCGCAAGCAGGAGATCATCGACGCCAACTCGGGCGGCAACGAGGCGTCGGGCGGTTTTCAGATCGCGCTGGGCACGTGGAAGGCGAACGGTGGTTTGAAGTTCGCGCCGACCGCGGGGCAGGCGACGCCGGAAGAACAGGCGATCGTCGCCGCGCGCATTTTCAACAAGTCGGGCGGGTCGCCGTGGGGCGCTGGTCTCGCGGGCCGCGAGGACGAGGCGAAGCTGCGCGCCGGCATCGTGCGCAAGGGCAAGCCGCTGCCCGGTTCCGCACCGGCACCGGCACCCGCGCCGGCACCGACGCCGGGCAACCCGATGCCCGTCGAGGTGACGAACACGCCGGAGGTCACGCCGACGACCGACCCGGCCGCTGCACCCGCGGCGCCGGCGAACGCGCCGAAGCGTCCCGAAATGGCTGCGCTCACCCTCGGCGGGTCTCCGCTGTCGGGGCAGCTCGGCGGTGCCGCGAAGTCGGCGATCGCGTACGGCGTCGACACGACGCTGTTCGACAATCCAGGTGCGCTCGGCAAGTTCGACAACTCGAAAGCGAAGACGAGTCTCGGCACACGCGCCGGCGACGTCGCGGGCGCGGCGATCTCGGGGCAGCTGAGTTCGGCGCTGGGCATCATCGGTCTCGACCTGCAGCCGCCGGCCGTCGACGCGATCGGGCAGTACATCACCGACAACCCGCTCACCACGGCACCGGCCGCGGGTGAGCAGCCGGCGACGCAGAAGAACCTCGTCGACCTCGTGTCCGACCTCGCGCGGCAGGCGTGGGAGGCGGGCAGCGTGTCGGTGGTCGTGCAAGGTAACGCCGATGGTGACGACGTGGCGAATAAGGTCGACAACGGACGTCGCCGCAGGATGCGCCGCTACGTGAAACCGTCGCCGTCGTGAGGGAGAAACAATGACCGCAGCGTGCCTACCGGCCGGGTCGCCGGTATCGAATATCCGACTCGTCGGCTGCGACGGCGGCAAGACGTTTCACCTGTACGGTGACCACGCCGGCGACGAGGGTGTCGAACTGGCATGGGACGGTCTCGAAGAACTGTACGAACCGCCGATCCGGGTCATTGAGCGCACCCCGATCCGCATGGATGGCGGTGTGCTGCGCGCGGTCAAGACGGCGATCATGGAGCCGGTCGTCACGCTCGTGATCCACGGCGATCACGTCAACCCGTTCAGCATCGTCGACGGCGAGATCCGGGAGGCGTTGTCGTTCGAGCTGGACCCGTACTACGAGGCGTCGACGCTCGCCCGTATCGAGTGGGAGACGGCCGACTCGACCCGCTACATCGAGGTGGTGCTGACCGCCGGCACGAAGTACGACGTCGAGCACGTGCCCGGTGATCATCCGCGCCGCGGCTGGTGGGTGTGGGAACTGCACTTGAAGGCGTACATGCCGTTCTGGCAGGAGGACGACGTCGTCGTGCCGGTGCAGTTCGACTCGGACGGCACCAAGACCGCGGTCATATCCAATCCGTCGGGCGTCGACATGGAGCACAAGTACGTCGGGACCGCGGCGACGTACACGCTGCCCGACAACACGTGGTCGGGGCCGCCGTGGAAGCGTGAACCGGGCGGCATGTTCCCGAACCGGACGCTGACCTATCCCGACATCGACCCCGTCGAGAACGTCGGGATCACCGTCGACTACTCGCCCGGCGAGATTCCGGTGCGCGACGCGTTCGACCACAACATGGTCGCGCAGATGCCGTCGCCGGGCGACTATCCGAAGCACCCGATACCGCGGTTCTGTCAGCCCGTCGAGATCGAGGTGTCGGCGACGAACGTGCCGCCGGAGGGTGCGGTACTCATGATCCACCAGGTGCGCCGGTTCCGCCGCGCGTGGGGTCGGGTGTAGGTATGGGTGCGTTCGCGACGAAAGAGGCCAAGGCGTACGTGCAGGCGCGTGCGCAGCGGGCGGCGTCGATCGCCGGTCTCGATTCTGACGACCTGCTCGAACGCTGTAACGCGATCCTCGAAGCGACGAACGCGGCGCGTCGGGACGAGGCGCGGATACGCCGCGAGGTTCCGATCATGCGGCTGTGGGATGCCGAGTGGCTGCTGCAGCACGTCGTCGGCAACCCGGTCGAGTATGAGTTTGAGTGGATCGACAACGACGCCGGCGCCGGCATGGTCGTCGTGCTCGCCGAGGATCCGCTCGGGCAGTGGGCGCTCGATTTCGAGGGCCGCGACCTACGCGAAGAGGGTGTGAATATCCACATCACCGCCGACTATGTCGGCGCGCGGTGGGGCGGCCGCATGGAAGATGTCACCTCGGAGCTGACGTCGACCGGCGACGAGATCGTGACCATCACGTTCATGCACGACATCGAGAACCTGAAATGGATCGAGTGCTTTCCGTCGCCGTTCCTGCCGGCGATCACACAGTTCAAGGCGTGGATGCTGCTCGGGCCGGTCAACTGGTGTGCGCTGACGACGCTGTTCGTGAACCTGATGCGCGACGAGACACCGCTCACGCTGCCCGACGACCCGCTCGACCCGTCGGAGTACGTCGAAGGGTTCGACGTCGACAACTGGCAGATCATGGTCAACCCGATCAGTTTCATCGAGGCGATGGAATCGGGTGTCGTGTGGGGTCTGCCGATCATCCGCATGAAGTACTGGTACGACGCGTTCATCGCGATGATCGAGGACGCCGAGCTGTCGATACAGGCTGACCGGTGGCTCGAAGGTGACGACCTGCCCTACGAGGGCGCCGACCCGCGCAACGGGCAGCTGATCATTTCGCTGGTCGACAAGTCGGGCCGGTTCAACTCGGGCACCAGCCACGGCGGCAACCTGTTCGGCGGGCTGGTCAACACGATCGACCAGTTCACCGAGGATTTCCTCGACACCACCCGGTCGGTGATCACCGGGCAGCCGATGCCCAACGAGTACATGCAGATCGGCTACAAGTCGACGAACAAGGTGCTGCCGTACGTGGTGCTGCGGCCCGGTTTCACGCCGGGTGTGATCAGCGCACGGTTCACTCGGACGCCGGAGAAAACGGCGAAAATCATCACCGGAGGGAAGTCGGCACCAGGCGTCAACGAGGGTATAGGGGCGCTGATTCAGGCCATTGGGGATATTGTCGGCGATAATATTTCGTTCTCCGGATACGGTGTCGGGTCCATCGGCGGCGCAATTGACACCCTGCTCAGGCCGATCTACGAGCACACGATATTAGCTTGGACCGATACGAAGTCGTTCCCGCGTGCGCAAAAACTCGGCTGGTCACGGTACGTCGAATTCTTCCAAGAAGGCGCCGACCAGGCGTACACGCTCAACTCGTTGATGGTGATCCGTACCGGGCTGTGGGCGACGCGCCGCTGGTCATCGCACGAGGTGAAGATCCTCGACTCGTGTCCGTGGATGCTCGGCGACAACGGCGTCGGGCACATGTGGGTCGGCGACCGCATCGCGTCGACGAGGCCGCGGGACCTGTCCGGGCTCGTGTTCGTCGAGCGGATCAAGAAGGTGGTGCTCGGCGCGTCAGAGGACGACTTCCATCCTGAGTGGACGATTACGATCGGCTCGGACGCGAAGAACCGCGATCCTTTTGAAGAGGGCTTGGAGCGTATTCGGTCGCTGACGTCTGGCCTGCATGACATCGGGATCGTGTGAAGAACGATGGTGCTACGTCCGACGTCGCCGCGACTGTTCGTACGCGCGCTTGCACGTGCGGCATGTCCGCTGGCCGTTCGGTCGCGTGTACGTGTTGGCTGCAGTGAACTCGTGGCCGGCGTCGCAGCTCGTCTTCCGTCCGTTGCGGTGTCGGCCGTGCCGCCGCATGTCGTCAGCGTTGTCGAGCGAAGTGCCCCACCGCAGATTGGCGGGCACGTTGTTCAGGCCGTCGCCGTCGGCGTGGCACACCTGATGCCGTGGTGTCGGCGGCGTGCCGTGGAACGCGAGCGCGACCAGGCGGTGCACGTTTCTCGGCGCGTACTTCCCGTCGAGCGTGATCATCACGACGGCGTAGCGTCCGACTGTTCGTTGGGTGAGGATGCGCACACGGCCGCGCTTGACGGACCTGATCCGCGCGAGAGTCGATGCCTCGTACTCGCCGCGCAGACCGGGGATCGGGCGCCACTGTTCGGTAGAGTCGTCCATGTCGAACCTCGTCTCAGGTTGGGCCATGCCCCGGAACGGTTGCAGCCGTTGCCGGGGTTCCCCTTTGCGGGGCATGACCGACACTACAGTGCAGCTATGACCTGCAGGGAGGCGATCTGATGGGCCGCAAACCGTCACGCAAGCGTCAGGACCGGGGGCCGCGCCGCCCGAAGATCACCGCGCCGGAGTTCCCGACGTTCGACAACTGCGACCCCGACGACCCGGACAACTTCGCTGTGCCGGCGCTCGTCGGGCTGCCGGGTATGACGGGTGCGCCGCTGCCGATGATGGTGAAGATGCTGCGGAAGGTGTCGCGCCGGTTGTGGGACTGCGGTTTTCGGTATCACCCGGAGCTGCGGACCATCCGCTATAAGAAGCCGCTCGTCGGTGATCCGAACTGGCTGCAGAATCCGGGCACGTGGGTGCCGATCGACGAGCCGGACGACGACGTCGAGGGCAAGTCGAAGCAGCTGACACCGGAGCAGAAGGCGGCGATCCGGAAACGGTTCAACCTCGACGACGACGAACCGAAGCCGCTGATCCCTGACGAGCCGGGCAAGGTGCCGTATCTGACCGCCGACGGCCGAACGATCATGGTGACGCCGGCGCAGGCCGCCCGGTACGCGCAGGCGAAGCGGGACGCGAAACGTGCTCGCAGACAGGACGAACGCCGATGACCTCACCGAACCTCACACCGGCGTCACTCGCCGACTACGACGACGTCGCGAACGCCGTCGGTATCGCCGAGTCGCAGGCCAAGACAGCGCAGGGCTGGATCGACGAGCAGGTCGCGCGGGTCGCCGGCGAGGTGAACGGCGTGGTCGGGTGGATCACCGACGGACTCGAAACGGTGATCAGCTCGATTGTCGATTTCATGACGACCGGCGAGACGCGCAACCTGCAGTCGGCGGCGGCGTTCATCCACGACAAGATCAGCGATTTCGTGTTCGACGTCATCGAGAACCTGCAGGATCTGTGGAAGGCGCTCACCTCGACATACGAGGGCGACGACGAGTGGTTGCTGAACATTCAGGCGTGGCGCGACAGCCTGTTCGGGTGGATCGACGACGTCGCCGATTTCATCCAGAACCTGCTGGACGCGATCCTGCGTGGCATCCGCGGTATCCCGGTCGTCGGCGGCACGATCGCCGACATCATCGGCGGCGTCGGGACGGTCGCGACCAACGCGCAGGATGCCGTCGAAACTGCTGTGTCGGTGGGCATTCAGGTCAATTACGTGCAGCAGGTCATCGCATTGCAGTCGGGCATGGGAGTTCACGAGACCGGCCCGGACCGCACCGGCACGCCGTCGTTCAACTTCGGGTACATGAACCGGCCGACGTCAACGATCACCCACGATCTATGGATCGATGATCCCGACCAGTTCGGCAATCAGCGCGGTGACGATGTGTTCGGCACCATCACGCTAAGCACGAACCCATCAACGATCTCTGTCACTGCGAGCTATGCGGCGTGGGCGAACGTCATCTTCAAGTCGGCTGCCGAACGCAAGGTGTTGACGTGGGAGGCCTACAAGTCGGGCACCGTGTCCACGTTCAATGTCGACGTCTACAAACTCGAACCCGACGGGTCGTCGACGTGGGTCTACTCGTCGCCCAACTTGGCCGGTGATGTGCCCGTCAGCCTGGCGTCGATCGGCTGGATGCAGCACCTGATGACTGGCACGTCGATCGTCGCTGACATCGGGGATGTCTACGACGTGCAGTTCCGCATGACCGGCAGCGGCACCGTGTTCGTTACTGGGCTGAACTTCCACATGTCGACCCCGCTACCCGGTTTCCGGCCGTACACGATCGGCAGCGGGCGCAACCCGTCGAGCGACCCAGCACCCGCCGTGATCTCGACCGCAGCACGCGACGCCATGTACACCGGGCCGGCACCGTTTGTGTCGATCGGCATTGACGTCGGGCAGGTCGCACTGCCCCGCAGTTTCTTCGACGACTTCAACCGGTCCGACCTCGGGCCGCGGTGGATCCGATACGGCGATATCGGGATCAAAGACGGCAAGGTGCAGTACACCGGTAGTGCAATCGCAAACACCACCGCAGCCATGGTCTATCACCAGCCGCTCGCGACGGACATCGTCGAAGCCGGCTTCGACGCCACGATCGACGAAGAGGACATCGGCGTCGGTGTGCACTGCCCGTCGAATCTCAGTAACGGTGTGTGGATCACAGCGGACGTCGGCGGGGTGCGCATCCAAACCGGTGCCTACGGTTCCCGCACGGACCGGGACACCGCGCCGGTGCCCGGTTCCGGCCGTTACACAATCCGAGTGATCCGGGACGAAGGCGACACGCATTTCATCTACCAAGGATTTTTCGGTGACCCCAACGCCGAGGGGGCGGTGCCGGTAGTGACGTGGGCGGACACCGGCAACACTATTCCCGCTGGCATCGGGCGTCGGTGGGTAGGGAAACTCGCCCGCCGCAACGGCCTTATCTACCCGTCCGGGCGGGGCGACAATTGGGCGGCGGCCGACATCACCACAACCGAGGAGACATAGCCGGAATGGGTACACACAGCAAACACCCCGCCGACGTCCGTGACCTGCAGTTCGATTTCGGCGCGTTCCTCGCCCGCATCGGAGGCTCAGCGATCAGCGAGGCCACGTTCTCGTCGACGCCGACCGGCCTCACATTGTCTGGCGACGACCACACGTTGAGCACCGCTACGGTACGGGTGGGTGGAGGCGTACTAGGCATGGATTACCGGGTGACCTGTCACGCCACGACCACCGGCGGCCAGGTCGTCAACCGGTCGGCGACCGTTCAGGTGCGTGCTTTGTGAGCGCACTCGCCGCCGTCACTCCTGCAGTAGTCGAGGTCGCCGCCGACGACTGGGTCGACGAGTGCGCTGTCGGGTCATGGGTTGAGGTCGTGGCCGCCGACAACTGGGGGACGACCTTGTGGGGGATCACGCCACCGATCGGGGACACCCTGACCGTCGGTGACGGCTTCATCATCTGGTGAACGGTGGGTGCGGGTTAGGCTGTAGGCGACAGAGTCGCGGGCTAGGTGCCGGGCGCAGCCACCAGACAAAAGGCGACCCACGATGGCACCCCGGTTCATGCCGCTACAAGCCGGTACGCACGTCACCAGCCCGTTCGGGCCGCGCGACGGTGGCTTTCATGGCGGCACCGACTTCGGCAAGACCGGCGGATCGGCCGGTCTGCCCGTCTACGCCTGCCAGTCGGGCACTGTCATCCACGCCGGCGCGGCGCAAGGCTACGGCGGCCCGGACCCCGCCGGGTGGCTGGTCATCGACTCGTCTGACGAGCAGGGCGCCGGGTGCGTCGAGTACGGGCACATCATCCGCGAGGTCGGCAAGGGCGCGACGGTTCGCGCGGGGCAGCGCATCGGCCGGATCAACCCTGACCGTGGCACGAACGGCGGCGTCGCACCGCACCTGCACCTGACGGTGTGGGCGCGCGAGTACGGCGGCACCCGCATCGACCCGGTGCCGTGGCTGCGGGGCAGCCCGCACCCCGGCACCCCAACCACACCCGCACCGAGCACACCGGAGGTACCCGCTATGTCTGTCGAATACGGCGTCACTCGCACCATCCTCGCCGGCACGGACGGCCCGCGCCGATCGCACGACTACATCGGTCTGCACACGCAGGAAGGCGGCCGAGGCGACGCGATCGGTCTCGCCGAGTTCTGCAAGAGCGCCGGCGTCTCGTACAACGACGCCGTCGACGACGTGAACACGGTGCGTATGGTGCCGCCCGGCAACGCGCCGTGGGCTGCTGTGCAGGCGAACGCCGTCGGCTACCACGTCGTGCTCGCCGGCAGTTTCGTGTCGTGGTCGCGTGACCGGTGGCTGTCGAAGGATGCATCGGACGGACTCGACGAAGACGCGATGCTGACCCGCGCCGCCCGCTGTGTCGCCGCAGCATGTCAAGAGTTCGGGATCCCCGTCGAGTGGGTCGGGAACAACGGCGCGACCGGGTGGCCGCAGAAGCGCGGCATCTGTGGGCACAAGGATTTCGGGGCGCGCGGCGGCGGCCACACCGACCCGTACCCGAACTTCCCGATCGACGAGTTCATGCGCCGGGTGCGGGCATTCTTCGCGCCGCCGTCACCGAACCTGATCGACGCCGAGGCGAAGGTCGCTGCCCGCTGGATCGGGAAGCGCATCACCGGTGCCGCGACACCGGCGACCACCGACGACGAGACACCGCTGTTCCTCGACGGCAAGAAGGTCGGCGCGTTCGCGCGGTTCGAGTCGGGGCACGTGTACTGGCGGCTCGGCGCGTCGGCGGCGTTCGCGATCCCCGCCGGCGGGCTGTTCGAGGCGTACGCCGCCCGCGACTGGGAGCGCGGTCTAGGGTTTCCGGTGCTGCGGCACCAGGTCGTCACGACACCGATCAGCAAGGTCACCGCCGGCGTGCAGTCGTTCGAGGGCGGCGTGTTGTTCACACCTGTTGGCGGACCTGTGGAGGGTTTCGTCGTGCACGGCGAGATCGGCAAGCGGTACGCGGCGATGGACTGGGAACAAGGGCCGCTCGGCCTGCCCACATCGGACGAACGGCCGGTGCCGAATACCGACCTGATCGAGCAACGGTTCGAGTTCGGGAAACTGACCTACGTGCCGACGGGCGTACTCGTCGAGCTGGTCACCAACTAGGAGAGAGGCACCACCATGACGCACCGAGATCCCCTCACCGGAGTGCAGGCACCCGCGGCCGGCGCACCGTTCACGTTCGGCGGGTTCGTCGTCGACGTCGCCGAGAAGTCGGGCAAGACGTTCGCGCAGACCCTGCTGCTGTTCCTCGGCGTCGGCGTCGTCGTCACCGCGGTGCCGTGGACGGACGCACTGCAGGGCGCGGCGATCGCGACCGTGTCGACCGCCGGCATCGCGATCGTCCAGTCGGCGTGGACGTCGCCGAATCAGTACATCGAGTCGTTCGCCCGCGCCGGCCGCACGTTCGTCGCGACCGGTGTCGGCGCGCTACCAGTCGTCTCCGCTGACCATGCGGTCGTCTTCGCTGACGTCAACTGGGTAGAGCTGGCTGGAGTATCCGGTACCGCTGCAGCCGTCAGTCTGCTGACCTCGGTCGCGTCGTGGAAGATCGGCGCCGACAAGGCATCGCCGAGCCTCGTGCGATGACACTGGCGGAGCACGCCTCACTGCAATCTGCGGCGGGGCTGGTGAGACTGCGTATCCAGCTGGTCTATCCCGAAGTCGTGCTGCTGCAGGCCGGCATGTTCCTGACGATGATCTGGCGTGGACTCGACTACGCGATCCCGCCGAACGACGAACCGACGACACTATCGGCGATCGAGCAAGCCGCACCGTTCAACGTGTGGGGCGGGCTGTTCCTGCTCGGCGGCGTGACCGGGCTGCTCGGTCTGCGGTATGTGCGGTGGCCGCTGACCGTATTCGCTCACGGACTCGGCGTCGCACTGTACTTCGCGTTCTCACTCGGGTCGCTGGTGTCGATCATCGTGCGCGCCGGCGAACCACCGACGATGCTCGCGTTCGCGTGGATCACCGCACTGTTGGGATCGGCGGCAATCACGATCGCTGTCGTGTCGTGGGCGTGGCCGCAGTACCGGGCTGTGTCGTGGGTGATCGCAGCAGTCGCCGCCGTCGCATCGGTGGTCATCACCGCATCCTCGTCGGACGTGTACGGGTGGCGCACCGCGACCGGCTGGCTGTTCGTGCTGTGCGTCGGTCATGCTGTCATGGCGAGCGCGTCGTCGGACGCGTGGAAGGACTACACCGGCCGGGGGGCCGCAGAGATACGACGTCGGGGGCAGACGAAAGAGTCGACCAGTGGACCCTAATGCACTGCCGGACAACACCCCCGGATGGATCGTGCTGGCCGCGTTTGTGCTCGTCGGGTTGAAGTATCTGGGGCAGTTCCTCGCCGAGGCGTCGGAGACGTGGGCGAAGGTACTCGGCCCGCTCGGTAAGCGGTGGCGGGCGCGCGGCGCGCGCCGTCAGATCGAGCGGGCCGAGACCGCAGGCGGGCAACTCGCGTCGCTCGAATCCGACATGAAGTTCTACCGGGCGCGGGCGCACCGGTTCGAGCGCAGGCACGGCCGGTTCCTCGAATGGTACGAGCAGGTCGACCAGCCGTTCCACGACGATCTGCACATCACCGCAGCCGAGTCACGCATGCGGCTGCCGGAGTGGCAGCGACTCTCGGACTGGATGCGTGAGCACCCGGACCCGATCGACCAGCCGCGCAGCGGCGACGAGAAAGTGGGCAGCAGTGACTGAACCGATCTACGTGTTCACGTTCCGCGGTATCAGCGAACGACTGAACGGCAACCTGATCGACCTGCTGCCGCTGCCGGACGGCGCGATCCGCATCGAAGTGCCGTGGGCCGCATCGTACGGGCCGGTGCCGCAACCGTTCGGGCTGTCCTATCACGACAGCCTCGCCGCCGGCATGGCGCTCGGCGAGCGCATGGTCAAAGATGTTCTGCTCGATGAGCCGTTCGCCCGCATCGTGTTCGTCGGCTACTCGGGTGGCGCTGCGCTGGCCGGCGACCTCGCCGCGAAGCTCGGCGGGTCACTCGTCGACGCCGTGATCCTGATCGCCGACCCGAACGCGCCGGGCACGTCGAGTGTGCACGGCATCGTCCGGCGCCGTGAGACCGGGTTGGCGACGTACTGGCTGTCCAATCCGAACGACGGTATCTGTTCGTGCCCGCGGTACAACCCGCTGCGCATCATCGCCCGCACGACACCGTTCATCGCGCTCGACCGGCGGTCGTGGGGCGCGCAGGGCGCGGACGTGTGGCGGCAGCTGAACGACCCGGCGACGCGCCGAACGATGGCTGCCGAGATCGGGCCGCCGTGGTCGCCGGTCACGTGGCACCGGTGGGAGCGGGCGTTTCAACTCGCCGACGGGTATCTGTCTCAGCGTGAGCACGTGCAGTGGTATCGGTCGCCGGCGCGGATGCGTGCCGCGGGTGCGTGGCTGACCCGCACTTTGGCATAACCTGTCGCGTCCCGTCACACGCTGGCACACATTCGTGTTACCGTGGGCGGGACCGAAACCGCACACAACCGAAGGGGCCGCACCCCATGACCACCGCACCGCTCGCCAACCGACCAGAGCACGCCGTCGCCGACGACGAGTTCGACTCCGACCTCACACCGACCGACCACGTGTTCCCGCTACTCGACGTCCACACCGTCGACCGCGTCGCCGAGATTCCCGGCGCGCTCGCCGCGCTCGGCGCACTGATCGACACGCTGCGCGGCGCCGCTACCGTGGAGTTCGGCGCGGGCAGTATCGCCGTCACCGGCAACCGCACACCCGCCGAGCTGCAGCAGCGACTGCGCACCCGTCAGCACCAGTACGACGAGGGCCGCGACATCTATCAGCGGTACCTCGACCACGTCGACGCCGGCGACGACGAGCAGGCCGCCACGATCGCGACCGTCAGCAAGTACCGGTGGAACTACTACCTGCACCGCGAGGGCATCACTGCGGTCGGCGGGCATTCGGTGCCGGAGTTCACGGCATGAGCGCGTGCTCGTCGTGCGGCGAGACGATCATCTTCGCCAAGACCGCGAAGGGCAAAGCGATGCCGCTCGACCCCGAACCGAACGCCACCCGCGGGAACGTGTACGTCACCGGGCAGGGCCGCGACATGACGGCAACGAAACTGACTGACGCGCTCGCGCAACGGTTCCGCGAGGACGGCAAGCTGCTCTATCTGTCGCACTTCGCGACGTGCCCGAACGCTGACCGCCACCGCCGAGGGGGCCGACGATGACCATCGACGTCAATCCGTGGGACGACACCAGCGTCATGCTGCAGCGGTTCGACCTCGACACCTACAGCGGCCGCATCGGCTGGCTGTGGCAACGCCGCAACGGCATCGGCTCGTCGGAGTGCTCGTCGGTGCTCGGGCTGAATCCGTGGCCGGACGCGACCGCATGGCACGTGTGGATGGACAAAGTCGCGCTGCTGCCCCTCGACGACGGCCGAGACTCGGAGCAGATGGAGATCGGCCGCGAAGTCGAATCGGCGATCGTGCGTATCGTCGCCCGCCGTCTCGGCGTCGAGCACTACGGGATCCCCGCGCTCGCCAACCGGCAGCACGGATGGATGCGCAGCAACGTCGACCGCGTGTTCGTCACCAACGACGGGCCTATCCCGTTCGAGGCGAAGAACACCAGCGAGTACCTGCTGCACGAATGGATCGACCAGGTACCCGACCACGCCGAGCTGCAGATTCTGCACACCCTGAACGTGACCGGCGCACCGTACGGGTACGTCGGCGGCATGATCGGCGGCCGGCGTGTCGTGTTCCAACGCATCGACCGCAACGAGTCGCTGCTGCAGCACATCGCCGACGTCGAGCGCGAACTGTGGGATCGGGTGCTCGGCTACAAGGCGGCGATCGCCCGCGGCGCCACCGTCGACGAGGCGCGCGAAGAGTTCGAGCCGACCGTCACCGAACGCGACACCGTCGACAGCATCATCGGTGCGGCACCGCGCCGTGACGTCGACGAGATCGTGCTCACCGACGAGCAGGCCGAACGGGCGCGGCTGTGGGTCGCCGACTACCAGGCAGCGCAGCTCGCCGAGAAGTCGGCGCAGGCCGGCAAGGATGACGCGCGGAACAAGCTGGTGCAGCTCGCCAACGGCCACACCCGCATGCTCGCCGAGGTCGGCCGCGACGACGAGGGCAAGCCGATACACGAGGTCATCGCCACCGTGCAGCGCGGCAACTTCGCCAAGGCGCGGTTCATCGCGGCGCACCAGGACATCGCCGACGTCACCATGAAGAAAGTCGAAGTGCTCGACGTCGACGCGTTGAAAACTGAGCACCCGGACCTGTACCGACAGTTCCAATCCCGCCATATCCGCACACCGAAACGCAAGGAGAGCTGATCGTGCCCCGCACACACAATCGTCGAGGTGCAGGTCACGCTCGACGCCGGCGACGGCAGTCGTGTCACGACTGAGTCCATCCGAGCCGAACTGAACGACGCAAACCCGCGGTTCACCCTCGCCGAGTGGCGCAGGGTCGCCGCCGACGTCGAGGCCGCGATCCTCGAACACCGACCCGACCAGATCACGACCAAGGAGAACTGACCATGCCCGCACGCAACGACGACCGATACGTCGACCACCTGTCCGCGCAGCAACTCGCCCGCGTCGAAGCGCTACACGTCGCGCGCGGCGTCCTGCAGTCCACCGGGTTCATGACGTCCCACGCCGGCGCCGCACCCGACGGACTCATCGACGTCGCCGAGTACATCGTGCAGGGCGTCACCGAGACCGTCCGCACCATGATCCGCACAGACGACCGTGACGACGCGCCGGTCGCCGCGCCGGTCGCCGACGATGACGAGCCGTGGGAGGAATGATGACCGGCGCCGAGCACTACGACCAGGCGCTGCGGCTACTCGCCGAGGCCGGACGAACACCAGCAGCGATTATCGGCTCAGTCGACGCAGCGTCGTTCTGGTCGAGGGTCGACCGCAGTGGCGACTGCTGGCTATGGCTCGGCTACGTCCGGGGCGGTGTATTGACATGAGCGGGAAATATGCCTGCATCGTTGCCGACCCACCGTGGCCATCCATGCACCAGCGATCTACCTACCACCGAGGCAAGCCAGAACGGCACTATCCGACGATGCCTGTCGCTGATATTGCGGCGCTGCCTGTCTCGCAGTGGGCCGCAGAGGATGCGCATCTGTGGGTATGGGGAGTTAACCGCACACTGCGCTCTGCCTATGAGGTCGTCGAGGCGTGGGGCTTCACTCCGATGTCGCTGCTTACGTGGTGCAAACCGGGGCCAGGGATGGGTTACTACTTGCGCAACAACACCGAGCACTGCATCTTCGCGACACGTGGTCGGCCGATGGTCCCAGAGGTCAAAGCAATGTCGACGTGGTTTCAGTGGCCCCGTTTGCGTCACAGCGAGAAGCCTCAACAGTTCTTCGATCTCGTTGAGCACGTGTCGCCCAGTCCGCGATTGGAGATGTTCGCCCGCACAGAGCGTTCCGGGTGGGATTCGTGGGGCAACGAGTCAGCCAACACGGCGAAGGTTGACGCGACGCCTATCGTCTCGACAACCGAGGCTCGTCGCATCGACGGTGGTGTCCGGTGACCGCCGATCCTGCCATCGCCGCCGCACAACGAGCAATGTCGAATCCCGAGGTCGAAGCGGCCTGGATCGACGGTGGCAATGACCTCGCCATCGCTGCCGCCCGGGAAGCCCTCGCACCACTTCGGAAGCTACATCGACCCACCCGCAGCAACGAGTGGCAGCACGCAAAAACGAAGTGCCCCGCTGGGCACGACTACGCGGGCGACAATCTGATCGTCGTTCAGCGGCCAAACCGGGCGGGTCCAGAGAGACGCTGCCGGACATGCACCCGCGCGACCGAACGCCGGTCGCGCGCACGAAAGACAGGAGTCTGATTGTGGGCAAGAATCTGGCAGAGCGGGCGACCGCCGAGGTGCAGCAGGGCGAGCAGAAGCCGCCCACACTGTTCAAGCAGATCGACAGCATGCAGGTGGAGTTCCAACGCGCCATGCCGCAGGGCGCCGAGGCTCGGCAGCTGGTGCGTGACGCGCAGACCGCGCTACGGCAGGTCAAGGATCTCGCGAAGTGCGAACCTGCGACCGTGCTCGGCGCGCTGATGACGTGCGCGCAGCTCGGTCTGCGACCGGGCGTCCTCGGTCAGGCGTACGTGCTGCCTTTCTACGACAACAAGGATCGCGTTCACAAGGCGCAGCTGATCGTCGGCTACAAAGGTCTGCTGTCGCTCGTGTACCGGTCGGGTCTGGTCGAAACCGTCGCCGCCCGCATCATCTACGAAAACGACGAATGGCTGCTTGAATACGGGCTCGGCGAGGACAAGCTGATCCACCGCCCGCCGGCCGGGTTCGGCGACCGCGGCAACCCGATCGGCTACTACGCCATCGCCCGCATGAAGGGCGGCGGGTACGCCGTCACCGACCCGATGGGCGTCGAAGAGATGAAAGCGTACGCAGCCAAGCACTCGCGCGCATCCAAGGTCGGGCCGTGGAAAGACCATTTCGACCAGATGGCACTGAAAACGATGCTCCGCAAGCTGTGCGCCACGCTGCCGCAGTCGACCACCATCGAGCAGGCGATCATGCACGATGGTGCAGTGCGCGCTGACACGTCGACAGCAGCCGTCGACCACACCCCGGAGTACGTCGACAGCGAAGTCGTCGACGACGGCGGCGAGGGCGAAGCCGGGCCGGCCGAACTGACACCGCAGCAGCAGATCGAACGCGGGCTGCAGTCCGAAGGGATCACCGACCCGGAGAACGTCGCGAAGTGGTTGCAGAACATTCTCGGCGACCCCGACGCACCACAAACCCCGGCCGAACTCACCGATGATGAGGCCGGTCAAGTGCTCGACGCGATCCGCGCGTCGAACAACAAGTGAAGGGACCAGACCCCATGACCGAACGTGGCAAGAAAGTCACGAACGCCAACGGCACCAGCCCCGGCACCGACGGGTCACTCGTCAAATACATGTTCAGCGGCAGCCCGCAGGACATGTTCGAGTTCGCGCCGCAGGCCGGTGAGGTGCGCGTGATGACCGTCGTCGCCGAGTGCACCCGCGACACCAGCCGGCGACTCACGCACGACGGCAAACAGATGGTCGCACCGTGGGCGATCCGCGAGGTCACCCTCGGACGGCCGACCACCTTGCGCGACGACAGCGACCCCAATCAGACCAAGATCGACGACCCCGACCAGCAGCCGGACAACGGCGAACCGGACGCCGAGACGAAGGCAGCTGACGCCGAGCAGGCCGAAGTCGACAAGGTGCCCGACCCGTTCACCGTCAACGAACCGCCGCAGGATGACGGCACCGCCGAAGACTGACCGCTGCTGGCGGCTGCGCTACGAAATCCCCGGACGCGCAGCCGCCGGCACCCCGGTCACCCACCTCGGCTACTGCCCCACCGACCCCGACGAACACGTCGTCAGCATCGGCGGCCGCGTCTACACGCTGCCCGCGTACTGGCTCGACGTCGCCGCCACCGACAGTTGGACACCATGACGCAACCTGCACCAGACGCCACCGACCAGGGCGCAATGAGCATCGACGACACCGCCGTGTTCCTCGGCCGTATCAGTCGCCGACAGGTCTACCGGCTCATCGAGGACGGGCACCTCGACCGCATCCACATCGGCCGCCGCGCGCTCATCACCCGCGCGTCGTGCGACCGATACCTCGCATCCCTCACGACCAAGGCGTAAGGTGACCGACTATGACCGACAAACCACGACTGTTGCGGCAGGGCCAAGCCGCTGAATATCTGGGCGTAGGTGTTAGCACTATTCAACGGATGATCGCGGCCGGTGACCTGCCCACTGTCCAACTGACCTCCAAGGGCTGGCCGATGATCGACCGCGCCGACCTCGACGCGTTGGTCGAGCAGCGAAAGGCAACCGTCGACGCTGCACCTGTGGTGGCTCCCGTCGGGCGACCGCGAGGAGGGTGCCCAGTGTGCCGCAGGCAGGTCCCACTACGAGTCGACGGATCGACATTCATTCACGATTCTGCACAGCCGCGCTCGTCCGACCCTGCCGATGGTGACGACTACACGACATGTCCCGGTTCGCACCAGCTGCCGGCGCAGATGGCGTCGCTGTGAGCGATCGGTGGTTCAAAGTCGACACCTCGATCGTGCGTAACCCGAAGGTGCTGCAACTGTCCCGAACGCAACGCTGGGCGCTGATCGAACTGTGGGCGTACTCGGCCGAAGACCTGACCGACGGTGTCATTTCGCGAACATATTGCGATCAAATGATCGGGAAACGTTTGCGAAATGTACTTTTAGAACACGGGTTTTTGCATTGGATCGAACCTGACAAAACGTTGCAGATTCACGACTATCTGGCGCACCAGCAGAGCCGCGAACAGGTGCTCGCCACGTCGCAAAAGCGCAGGGCAGCAGGCCGGAAGGGTGGCGCAGCAAAGGCGGCGAAGGCTAAGCCAGGCGGTGGCAATTTGCTAGACGACCCCGTTAGCAATTTGCCACCTGAACCGTCTAGCAAAATCGTGGCAGACAAAGACCAAGACAAGAACTCTTACTTACGTAAGAGCGCGCCGTCACCTAACGGGACGCGCGCGCACGGCGGCGTGCCGCTGCCGCCCGAACCAGTCGACGACCCGTACGCCACCGCCGGGACGCTCGCGCTCGTCCCGGCCCTACCCGACCGCCGACCCGACGGCCGACGCATCCCCAAACGGACCCGCAACCAGATGCTCGCCGAGCTGAACGCGACCGCCCGCAGCGTCGACGCCGCACGCATCGCCAGCGCATTCGAGGCCAGCCTCGGCGGCCGACTCGACCGCGCGACCCTCGTCGAGATCGGGCGGGTCTGCGATGGGCTGCTCCGCGACGGCATCCCGCCCGCGCAGATCGCCGCAGGCATCACCGCGTGGCACGACAGCGACCGGCTCTATCCGTCCCAAATCCCGAGGTTCGTCGCCAAAGCCGCCCGCACCAGCCGACCCGCCACCGGCAAACCCACCGCCGCCGCCGTCGAAGCCCACGACGTCGCCGCCCAACTCATCGAGGAACTAGGGTTATGACCAGCCGCGAAACCGTCGAAGCCGCCGAGAAAGCGTGGCAGACAGCCCGATTCATCGACGACCGACTCGGCCAACCCGACCCCAACCGGCTCCGCATGTGGGTAGACATGTTCTCCCGCACCAACGTTCACCCCGACGAAGCCGTCGAATCCGTGAAAGCGTGGTACGCCGCCGGCGGCCGCGACCGCGTCATCCAGCCCGGCGACATCTGCGCCGGAGTCCGCGACCTCCGCCGAGCAGCCATCGAACGCGACCACGCCGCGAGCCTCGCCGCACAGCCCGCCGTCGCCACCGACCCGCAACTCGGCATCCCCATCGCAGGCGCCGACGGCGAACCCATCTGGCCCGCCTACGACGTCGACGACGCCGGGAACTACACCTGCGACACCTGCCACGCCGAACCCGATCAGGCATGCGTGAACCTCGCAACGAACATGACCCGAAAGATCCCCTGCGCCAGCCGACTACTGAAAGCGAGGCGAGCAGCCAAACACACATAGCGTGTCCCACTGTCTGGATACGACGTGGAGCGACAAACAGGGCATCCAGAGGGGAGTAGGGCCGGAAACGAAAATCGTCCCGCAGAACAGCGATCAGGGCCAGAATGGACAGACCCCCAACCGACCCCTAGAACCGACACCATGACCACCCCACAACCACCCCACACATGCCGATGCGGCGCACGCTGGTCAGCGCTCGGCGCATGCCACTGCAGCGGCTGTCACCGCACATTCACCGCACTCACACCATTCGACCGACACCGACGAGGCGACCAATGCCTCGACCCCGCAACCCTCGGACTCATCGAACACCAACGATCCGGATACACCGCATGGGGCGCACCCGGCGGACGCTACGACGACGACCAGTAACCGCACACTCCACCAGACGGGCACAAACACCATGACCGACCACCGCACAACCGCCGAAAACGACCTCGCACGCGCCATCCACGCACTCGCCGACGCGATCGCCACACACGCACGCGACTGCCCCACACCGAGCTGGTCGTGCGGGAAGTGCGCACGCATCGAGGCGATCGGACACGACGACGGGCAGGTCGCCGAGCACCACCGCACCTGTCCACACGCACCACCCCGGCCCGGCATGTTCACCAGCGACGACACGCTGCTCGACGACGAGGACGAGGGCAGCAGCGTGTGCCCCACTAACGGGTGCGGCCGGCCCGACGGGCACGACGGCGACCATCTCGCCGCTGGACCACTCACGCTGCCGACGATGACCGCGAAACGCGGCGGGCTGCGGTACCACGCCGTGATCCACACCAGCGAGGGCGGCGACACCAGCGCACTCGCCGACGTGCCGGACGGGTCACACGAGCACGGCAGCGCACCGGCACCCGACAGACTCCCGCCCATCGTGAGGTCGGCCCGCACCTGCGCCGACCTCACCACAAATCGCAAGTTCGCCGAAGTGTTCATGACCTGCGCCGGCGTCATCGAAGACCTACACAGAGACGTCACCGGGCAGCGTGTGCTGATGGACAGCTACGAACGGCAGATCACCGCGCTCACTCAGCAGCGTGACCGCGAAAGCGAGCTACGCCTCGCAGCGCAGCAAGCCGCCGTCGACCCGGACCTGCACCAGAAACTGCGGCGAATCGACAACGTGCTCCGCGGTGCACTCAACGCCGAACGCACACCATCGACGCTGCCGTTCATCGACCTCGTCACCGACCTCGGACTACGCGCCGACGCCGTCGTCGACGAGCTGCGCATCGCACGACAGGGTGACGCGTGAACTGGCGAGCGGCTATCGTCGCCGCCGCACTCGTCGTCGCGATCATCTCCGCGCTGCTGTTCGTCGGGTCGGCGCGTCTCGACGACGAGGTGCAGGCCGGGCGCGGCGTGTTCATCTTCGGGTCGCTGCTCGTCGCATCAGTCGCGGTTGCCGCCGGCGTTGGGTTCGGCGCGTGAGGCAGCAGCAGAATTGCCCGCAATGCTCGGCGATCATCACCGTGCCACCGATCGACGCGCTGCTCTGCCCCGCTTGCGGCGCGATCGCCGTCGTCACCGAACAGGGATTGCTCGCCGTCCCCGACGTCGACCAGCTCGACCTGATCCTGCTGCGACCCGAAGTCCGCAGGCTCATCGAACAAGCGAGCGCGATCCGGCAGGCCCTGTTCGGCGGGCAGTTCACCCTCACCGACCCGACCGGGCTACTCGACCCCGAACCACACTCGACGCTCGCGCAAGCGATCGCGCGCGCACAAACCGCGCCGTGGCCGATCACCGCATGGGTCATCATTGACCCAAGCGGCCACGTCGCCGCCCACCGCACACCCCGAAGGGACCAACCAGCATGACCGACCAGAAACCCTCCACACCGCCCGCCGGCCCGTCCGGCGTGTCACGACCGCAGGACAACCACGACGTGCAGCAGGCGCTGCGCCGTGTGAACGACGTCATCGGCGGCGCGCTACGGCAGATCGCCGCGATCACCGGGCAACCCGACCCGACGCCGCCGACCGCGCCGGCACCGAACCACCTCGACGCGATGCGCGAAGCGTGGGGCGAGGGCTACTACGAGGGCACCCGCGCCGGCACCAACGCCGACGGGCACGCGAGCAACCCGTACGCCAAGCTGCTCGACGACCGACGCGAGTACGTGCGCGAGCACGTGAACAACGGGTACGGCACGCAGCTCGACGAGAACGATGACGACGTGCTCGGCGACGACAACGCCGAATGGTTCGACGCCGTGCTCGACGCACACGACGAATGGCGCGCACTGCAACGCCACATCGAACCGCAACCCACCACCACGCACGACGACGCTCACCTGCGGGCGGTGGTCGACACCATCCGCGAGGGTGGCGGCACCTGCGAAATCCACGGCGTGAAGATCGCGAAACTCGTCGACGACACCGGCCGCACCGACACCGACGTCGCGCTCATCGACGCGCAGATCCGTGCCGAGCAGGCCGAGGCGCGCGTCGCCGAACTTGACGGCGTGCTGCACCGGATCGCCGACACCGTCAACCTGAGACCGGGCCGCGTGACTGTCGAGGACGGACTCGACGACGTGCGTACCGTCCTCGAACGCGCCGGCTACGGCACGCCCGACGACGCACCCGTCGAACTGTGCGGCAACAGGCCGCCCGCGCTGACCGGCATCGGGTTTGTCGGGCAGTACGCGTGCACCCTGCCCGCCGGCCACGACGGACAGCACAGCGACGGGCAGTACGGCGCGGCGTGGGATGCCGAGGCTGTCACCGACGACGACCCGCTGCCCGGCTGCACCAGCACACACGCACTCGGCATCGCCGTCTACACCTGCACCCGTCCCGCCGGGCACGACGCATTCCACCAGGACAAGCGGTACGGCGTCGCATGGGCCGCTGACGGTAGCTCGTCATGGAGGGTGAAGTGACCGAGCGGGAATGGAACGAGCACATCGTCGCCGAGATCGACGTACTTGCCCACGACGCGAAACTCGGCACCCGGCACGAGCAGCATGACGGGTGGTATTTCGAGGTCGACCAGTCGACGCAGAGCGTGCACGAGGGCACCGCGCCGCGTCGGGTGCTCACCTGCGGGTGCGGCATCGTGCTCGCCGAGGGCAACGTCGACCGCGCGCACACGAACCGGTACCGCACGATGTTCTATCCGGCCGACGACCAGCCCGACGGGATGCCGGCGATCCCGCAGGTTGGCGGCGAGTACCCGCACCGGGCGGCCGCCGAGACCGCGCTCGACGCCGCCCGCGCGCAACAGACCCGCCGCGGCACCTGGCGAATCGAGCCGGCGTGAGCTGGACCGAGGACTGCAACGCGTGCGGCCACACTCACCCCGACGAGTGTGACTGTCCGTGTGGCTGCACGATGCACCCCGTCGACACGTGGGACATGACCGAATTGCCCGGCGATGAGTAGCGGGCAGCGTCCGCGTCGCCGCGCGTACTTCCCCCGCATGAAAGAGCGGGGGAAGTACCGGCCGCGCCGGCCACGCGTCACCGTCTACGACGCGCAGTGGCGGGCCGTGTGGCCGCAGCCCAACCTCGACCTAGTCGAGGTGCACGCGTGGACGAACGACCCCGTCACCGAGGTCGACGGGCACCTCGTCATCGCGGCGCGCGTCGGGTGGCGGGCACGCATCGGCGACGTCCGAATCCAACGAACGGAGACCCTATGACCGACTTCGCTGTCGCACGCCGCACCGACGTCACGCAGCAGATCATCGACCGGCCGGCGACTATCGAGCAGATGCGGGAATGCGTCGCGAAGCTGCGTGCCGAACAGGACCCCGGCGACCCGGCCCGCATCGTCGGTTTGATGCGCCGCCCACGCTCACCGATCTGGGAACTCGCCGAACCGTGACCCGTTGACCGTAGCCTCGTCATGAGGCTACGGTTACGGGGCACACCCGCACCCCCTACCGCACCAGGGAGACCCCATGACCGATCGACCCAACGTGTTCGCCGACCGCGAGAACCGGATATGTGTGTACGCGCCACGCGGGGGAGCCGCCGCCATTCCGTACGTGCTCGGCGAGTTCAACGAGCACGGCGACTTCATCACACAGCAGCGTGTCGGTGAGATCCCGGACGGCTACTACTGGGCAGGCTCCGGCGCGCACGACCTCGCCAACGAACGTCGTCGCCGCATCGCGAACCGCATACGCCGCGACGACGACCAGTCGTTCGACGACCTGCTCGCCGGTATCCGCACCCTCGCCGACGTCATCGCGAGCATGTCCGCCCGGCACGCCGAGGTGTGCGAGGAACGCGACCAGCAGCGGATACGCGCCGAGGCCGCCGAGCACGACCTCGCCGAGCTACGCCGAGCGACCCGCACATGATCACGCGAGCGATGCAACGCAACGCACTGCGCGCGCTCGGCATCGAGCCGGACGGCACCATCGCAGCGGTGACCATCACCACCACGAAGGTTGTCGTCGCGCGCGTCCACGCCGAATCAGAGTCGTCATGGACCGACGTCTACGACGTGGCGACACCACCGAAAGTGCCGCCCACATGATCCGGCAGCCGTGCGCCGGCTGCGGCCACGACCGCGTCCTGCACCACACCGACGGGCCGTGCGTCGTCCGACACTGCCCATGCCGCCACCACCACGAAACGGAGACCCGCACGTGACCATCGCACCGCACAACGTGTCACAGATGCTTGACCAGTTCGCCCGCGACGAGCTGACAGCGTCAGAGAAGTTCTCACCGTTCCACGCCGAGATTCCCGAAGCGGCCATGCGTCGGCTGCACGACGTCGTCGCGAAGGCGTACACGTTCGGCTACGAGGACGGGTACGGCGTCGCCATGTCGCAGGCGCAGTACGCGCGCGACCGGGACACCGAGCGCGCCCGGCAGGCAGCAGCCAGGGCCAAGGCCGAGAGCGTGATCGACGACGCGATCGACGAGCTGAACCGGTGACCGTCATCCTCGGTGTCGACCCGTCGCTGACGTCGACCGGACTTTGCCGCATCACCATCACACCGCCGACTGTCGTCACCTCGTCAGGTGGTGTCGACGACGTCTCCATCCAGACGACGTGCGTCGGCGAGCCGGGCAGTAAAGGGATGACCGTCGAGCAACGCCGGGCACGTATCCAACGGGCACGCCGCTCGATCCTGCGGGCCGCGCAAGGCGTCGACCTCGCCGTGATCGAGGTGCCGTTCTACAACCGGAAGACAACGCAGGTCGGACTCATGGACCGGTCGTGGTTGTGGGGCACCGTCGTCGACGGGCTGCACGCCGCCGACATTCCGGTCGTGCACGTCGCCGCCAAGCAACGCGCCAAGTTCGCCACCGACAACGGCAACGCCGACAAGGCGCAGGTTGCCGAGGCGATCGGCCGGCTGTGGTCGCAGGTGCTCGTCGAGAACGGCCGACACCGCCAACTCCGCAACGACGACGAGTACGACGCACTCGTCTGCGCCACCATCGGCGCAGTGAAAACACACCCCCGCTCACGCCTACCCATCCGGGTCCTCGAACACCACCTGCACGTGGTCGCCGGGCTTGACTGGCAGGCGTGGGACACCTCCGAACAAGGGATCACATGGTGACGAACACAACGGTTATCACCGTTCGCCCGCACCAACGGCCGCTGCGCGCGATCCGCTGGGACGGCAAGTATCACAGCGCGGTCGACATCGCCCGCGCACTGAACGGCCGAGTCATCGTGTGGCCGGTCCCCGCCGGCTACGAACACGGCCTGCGTCGCGACTACGAACTGGACCGCAGCACCGGCAACGTCCTCGACCGGGCGTCAGCGTTCCTCGTCGTCTACCGGCACGGCGTCGACCCCGACCCGCAACGCTGCGACGCCGGCACATGGTTCGTGTGGGACGACGACGACGTCAAGATTTTCGAGGGCGACGACGAGTTCGACCGGCTGTACTACGTCGACGGCGAGGACGCATTCACATGACCGACACCGACCCGGCCCGCGCGACCGCTGACGCGATCGCTGACCGACTGACCAGCACGATCCTCGCCCGCTACCAAGGAGACCCGATGACGAAACAAGCCGACCCCAACGGCCGCCGCCCCATGACCGCACCGCCGGCCACCCTCGCCGAATACCAGCCGCCGCTGCACGTGCAGGCCATGCTCGAAACGGCGACCGCCGAAGGGCGCGCCGAAGCGCTCGCCGAACAACTGTCAGACCTGTCGCTCGACCGTATGGCGCTCGTCGACCGGCTCGCCGACCGTGAACGCGAAGCGGCGAGCGTCATCGTCGACCTGCACGTCGCCAACGCACGCGCTGTCGACGAGGCGAAACAGGCGCGCGCACTGCTGGCGTCGGCGACCACGCGAGCCGACGAGCTGCAGGCCGAACTGCGCCGCCGCGACGAGAACGACGAGATGCGGCACCTGATGGAGGCCGACGATCCACGCGGCGCCGAGCTGCAAACCATCCGGGACACCGCGACAACCGCGATCACCGCGATCGGCGGCAGCAACCTCGACGACATCGACACCGCCGGCCGTGTGGAACTACTCGCCGAACGCGCGATCGAGCTGTACGCCGAGAACCGGCACGACGTCGACGGCGACACCGACGAGCTGCACGAGGTCGCCCGAATCATCCGGCTCGGCATCGAGGCGCACCACTCCGCACAGTTCCCGCACGAGGACATCGGAATGCCGATCCGGGCAGTTGACCAGGCCGCACTGCTGACCGGGTACCTGGCTGCGACACGTCAGCGGGTGCGGCAACTCGAATCGGCGAACGCTGCGCTGCAGGACACGGCGAACGGCCGGCACTCGGTCGTCGACGGCGAGGTGCGCGAGCACGCCGAGCAGGCGCCGACGGGCGGTGTCGAGGTCGGCCGCCCGTACGAACAGACCCTGCCGGCGACGGACCTGCCCGAGCAGATCGTCGCCGACCTGCAGACGGCCGAGGCTGCGCAGCGCGAGCACCAGGTACTGCCCACCGCGCCGAAACCGGATGACGACGGGCCGGCACGACCGACGGGGTCCGGCTGCGCGTACGGGTGCTGACATGTCCGACGACGAGGTGCTGACCGGCGAGCTGGTGCCGGCCGGCGATCCGGTACCGCCGTACGAAGCGATCCGCCGGCTACGTGAGCCGCATGACGAGCCGGGGCCGGACGTCGAGCCGCCGATCGTGCGGCACGGCGAACCGCGCTGCGACGCCGAGACGCGTGTCGACGGCCGGTGGGAGGGCACCACGATCGGCCGCGTGAAGCTGACCGTGCGCGCGCAGTGCGACCTGCCACCCGACCACGACGGGCAGCACCGGGTGACGATGCCCGACCGGGTCACCGAATACCGCTGGTAGACCGACACGAACGGCGGGTACGCGTTCATCGCGTACCCGCCGTTGTCGTGTGTGGGTGGTCGTGCAGCTGAACGGCACCCCGGCGTCGATTCCGGTTCCTTGGCTCGCCCGGACGGTGGAGTGCTAGCACCGCCGGGCATCGTGCTTTACCGCGAAATTCCTCAAAGCGGCGTGGACACGACCAACCCCTCCAATCAGAGTGCGGCGTGGACACCCCGACCGCGTTACAGTAGCCTCATAACGAGGCTACAGACGGCCTTGAATCCCGCACACCATGAGAGGCACCAACCCATGACCGAACCGATCCTGTGGGTCATCCGATACAGCGTCGAACCACTCGACCCGAGCCGCAACACCAGCGGCGTGCCCGAGCTATCCGTCATGCGCGTCGTCGACCCCATGAACGCCGACCCCGACGACGAACACGAGGTGATCCTCGCGCCGTCCACTGCGACCGGCGTACTGCTGATCGACCCCGCCGACGCCGGCAGCCTCGCGTTCACCGCCGTCGCGCAACTCATCCCGCATATCAGCGCCGACCGGCCGGTGCTGCTGCTGCAGGCGACGGACGTGTCGGCGACCATCGCGAAACCGTGGCCGCTGCACTACCAGAGCCTCGACCCCACCGACCCGCTCGCCGGCATGGCCGCGCACGTCAACACCGACACCCCCGACGTCAAGGTCGCATGGATCAAGGGCCACATGCTCGGCGACGCCGCCGTGACCGTCGCCGACCTGCTGGGAGGGCCGACCGATGGCTAGTGACGACATCCGAAACTACGACCCCGACACCGGCATGCTGTACCGGTGGGAGATGCCCGACAGCCCGCGCGGGTTCGTCGTCGAGATCGAGAACGACGACGACGGCCCGATCCTGTGCGGCTGCGTGTCCGGTCCCGGCTTCACCAAACCGGCCGGGTTCCTGTACCCCGCCGAGCTGCGGTGGCTGGCCGAGAACATGCCGTCGATGCTCGCGTCAATCGAGGCGTACGAACTGCGGCAGGAGAGCACGTCGTGAACGTGTACGAGTTCGAGGGCGGCCGGTGGCGCAACGACCCCGACTACGAGACGTACCGGGAGCAGATCGCCGAACGCCGCGCCGAGGATCCCGGCCCGCCCGTCGACGACTTCGACCCTAATCCGTGGTTCAACGAAAGAGACTGACCGATGGCATGGACAACAGCCGAATGTAAACAGGGCTGCGGCGCGCAGGTGCGTGTCCTCGTCGGGTTTGAGCGGCACGCCGAATGCGCGCGCTGCGCCGGACTGGAAGGCGAGGTGCACGGTGGCTGACGTACTCGTGTGGTGCGTGGTCGTCGGCGCGGCGCTCGTCGTCGGATGGAAGGCGTCGCAGACCGCGCGCACCACCCCAACCGCCGGCGCGCCGGCACGCAGCACGGCGTGGCTCGACGACGACCCGTTCGTCGGTGGCGACGGCCGGGCGTGGCTACCGCAGCCCGACGGTACGTGGGCGCCGCCACCATGACCGGCAAGCTCGGTACGGCGTGCCCGAAGTGTGGGAAGCCGGTACTCGCAGCGAAGGGCGGCCGGCACCTGTCGTGCTCGCCGGTGTGCACGTCGTGTCACCTGCCGATCGCCGGCGACGACCCCAACCAGCGCGGCCCGCGGCACGCTGACTGTGAGAAGAAACGACGATGACCAGCCCAACCAGGATGAAAGTGTGGCGCATCGTCACAGGCCAAACCCGCCGACTGCAGGTCGACGTGACCGCGCTCGGCGCCGCATATCTGACCGCCGACCCGGACACGACACGCGCGCTCGAAGACGCGATAGACCCGGCCGTGCTCGAAGCGTGCGCGTGGGTGACGCTGCACGGCCCGGCCGAACAACAGGGCAGCGGATACCGCTTACGATAGCCTCACAACGAGGCTACAATTCCGAATACACCAACCCACCGAGAGGACCCGCACATGTCCGAAGTAGTGAACTACTCTGCCCGACTCGACGAGCTACAAACCGGCACCGTGATCCGCAACGGCGAGGGCGGCACGACCTGCCATTTCGTCAAAGAGAATGACGACCGCTGGTATCCATCCGACGTCGCCGGTCTGCGGCTGCACCTGCCGACCACATCGAGCGTGACGGGGCACCTGTCGTCGCGCGTGTTCCTACCCGCCGTAGTCGTCGACGCCGCCGAAATCACCGTGCAGCTCGTCGCGAAGAAACTCGACGAGCTATTCAACCGAGACGGCGTACTGACCGGCACCGAAGCCACGCAAACAGCCGAGGCGATCGCCCGCCGACTGTCCAACGCCAAACTGCTCGCCAACTAGGAGACCCGCACCATGACGAACCTCGACCAGCCCGAACCGACTCCCACACGCACCATCACCGACGACATGCTGATGCAGGCCTACCTGTCCGGCATGATCTCTGGTGCCGCGACCCTCGGCGTGCACAGCGGCATACCGCCGGCAATCGCCGAGATGGTCGGCCGCGACCTCGCCGACAAGATCACCGGCGACCCCGCCGCGTACGCGCAGCTCGCCGAGCAGGTCCGACTGTGGGCCGACAACCCCGGCAAGCCCAAAAAGTCCGTGATCATCACCGCATGCACAGGACCGCGCGAATGAACGAGCCGACACTCACCATCCACCGCCGCACGGTCGGCGTCACCGACTGGCAGTCGTTCACCGTCCCCGGATACGTGAAACGCCTGCTGTCCGTGGCGCTGTCACGCGACCCGCTGCTCGCCGAAATCGGCATCGACATGTGGTACGAGGTGTACCCCGAACACGAGGGCGCATCCGAGGTCGCCGTGCAGGTGATCGGCACCGGCGGCCGGTTCCCGACCGCACGCCTCGGCGACCCGATCGGCACCGTCGTCACACCCGCCGGCATGGTGTGGCACGTGTACGCATACAGCAAATTCGAGGCACCGCAGTGACGGCGACGCCGCTGTGGTGGCGGCTGCTCAACCCGATTCGTACGCTGCGGCCGCCGACCGCCGGGTCGACGTCCGAGGTGCCCCTCAATCCGTTCGGACTTGGTTCGACGACACCGATCTATGTGAACGACGATTGGGAGGAAACTGCGCGGCACCGGCAGATCGCCGTCAGCGACGGACTGCGTTACCAGATCATCGAACTGGTGCCCGGCCCGCCCGGTGACGACGACTGGCTCGTGTTCCTCGGCAACCCGACCCGACTGTGGGTGCGTACATTCCGGCCGCCGACGGTCGGGTCGTGGCTACCGCACCCGCCGCAGATCGAGGTCGGCGAGATCGAGGACCGCGCCGGCATCCCAATCAGACGAGCACACCGGCGATGACGGCGACCGAACACAGCCACCGGTCCTATCTGGTCATCGACCCGGTGCAGGACTACGAACAGTCCGACGTCGTGCTCGGCGTGTACGGGTCGCTCAAAGCGGCGCTGATCGCGCTGCCCCGGCTGCGCCGCATCCGTAACAGCACCTGGGGGCGGTCGCTGAACGACCCGCGTCCTAGCGGCTACCTCGAAGTGCAGCACTGGCACGGCGACGAACACCGCACCACCGTTCAAGTCCGCAACGACGGCCACATGTCATACGAGGTGCATTAGTAGCCGCGTGACGAGGCTACAATCAGGTGAACCGTCCGCACACGAAGAGAGAAATCGAATGTCAGAACAACCGCTGAACATCGCCGCGTTCGCCAAGCTCGCCGGCATCAAATACGAGGCGATGCGCAAGTATCACCAGCGCGCCACGCAACGCCGCCGAGAGATCGCCGAAGGGAAAACCGACCGGCCCGTCGCCGACTGGATGCCACCACCACCCGACATCACCGTCGGCCGTACCCCGCTGTGGTTCCCCGAGACCGCTCGCAAGTGGGTCGAATCCCGGCCGTCACGCGGCGTCGAAGAACCGCTGAGCACACAGTGAAACCGCAGTACGCCGACGAAAACTCGACCCTGTACTGCGCCGACATGGCTGCCGTGCTCGCCGGCATGCGTGACGAATCCGTCGACGCCGTCATCACCGACCCGCCGTACACCGAACGCACACACACGCACGCCAAGACGAATCGCAGCATCAGCGGGCAAGGCGTCAAGGCCGTGCAGTTTGACGCGTTCGACGAGACGCAGCTACGGGCCGCGCTCGCCGAGTGCGGTCGCGTGTCCCGCGGGTGGGTCGTCGCGACTCTCGCATACCAACACGCGCACCTGCTCGAAACCGATCCGCCGGCTGGTCTGCGGATGCTGCGGATCGGCGTGTGGGTCAAAACGAATCCAATGCCGCAGATCAGCGCAGACCGGCCGGGGCAGGGATGGGAGGCGATCGCCTACCTACACCGAACCGACAGGAAACCGGTATGGAACGGAGGTGGGAAGGCTGGCAACTATGTCCTGCCTACCGAACAGCGCATGGGGCACCCCACCGCCAAGCCGCTAGTCCTCGTGCAGGATCTCGTCCGCAAGTTCAGCAACCGCGGCGACGTCGTGCTCGACCCGTTCGCCGGATCCGGGACGACGCTGCGGGCCGCAGTGAACGAGGGGCGTCGCGCGATCGGTGTCGAGATGGACCCGGCGCACTGCGACACCATCGTGCGCAGGCTCGGACAGACCGTGCTGTTCTGAAACGGCGAGCGGCCGGCACTCCCGCACGAGTGCCGGCCGCGCTGCCCCGTAAGGCACCGGTCCCGCATCGTCGGGGAGGGGAGACCGGGAGTCGCGGAGACCAGACCGCCGCGCTCGATGTCGAGTGTAGGGCACGACAGCTCGCATAATGGTCTGGTCACACCCCGCACACACGAGAGGTCGCACCG